GCTCAAAAGCTAGGCGGATTCAAAGAATCGGGCGCTGGCGATTACTGCCGTGTGTCCGTTCGCGTATTCGGTCGTGATCAGGTCATAGTCTGGGATGTGATTGCAGGAAATGAGGCGAACATCCGTCACGGTCAGGTCGGACACGGCTGGAATCTGTTTCTGGAAACAGTCGGTAAAGGATTTGGCTGTTACTTTGTCGCCGATCTTGAATTGTGGTGCGGTAGTGGTCATGGTGCTCCTTTCAGGTTTCTAGCTGCTCAGTACCGCGCCAGACTTCGCGGGCGCGGTGCTCAAAAGCTAGTAAAGTCGGAACGCGGGCGCGGGTTCGGGCGCGGTATTTTCGGTACATGCGGCGGGCGCGGGTTCCAAGGTTAAAGACGATTGCCCAAGGCGGGCGGCGATCCTGCGGGCATTCTCAGAGGCGCGGCGGAGTCCCACTCCATGATTGACTCCGCCACAGACGCAAACGCACGTTTGGTGCTTCGCGTCATAGCATCTTTCGTCACAGCCCGTTAGCCCGGTAATCGCGTGCATGAGCATCGGCATTTTGTTCCCTCCGGTAGTTTTAGCTGCTCAGTACCGCGCCAGCCATGCGGCGGGCGCGGTGCTCGGAAGCTACGCGGCGGCGCGGCGGGCGGGCTGGGGATTCTCCGCGCCCGTCATTTCCCAGCGGGCTAACTGGCGCGGCATCCAAGTAGGATCGGCATATTCCGCCCGCATCGCGGCGGCGCGGGCGATACCTTCCGCCCGCCATTCGGCAGACGGCACAAAGGCGGGCAGGTTAATAGGTACGCCAGTCTCGCCTAGCAGCATGATTCCGGCAGTGGCGGGCAGTCCCTTAAAATCGCGGGCGATTGCTTCCAGTTCATCGGCGCGGCGCAAGCTGTGGGCGCGGACATTGTGCAAGAACGTGGCGCGAGTCCACGGCGCGTAAGGTTTCGGGGTTAGAAGATCGGCGGGCGCGGCGGGCGCGAAGATCGGCGGCGCGGCGGGCGGGAATGCTAGGCTGGTTTGCTGCTCTTGCGCGTGCATCTGGTTTTCCTTTCGTCTTGCGTCTAGCTGCTCAGTACCGCGCCAACCTTGCGGCGGGCGCGGTGCTCGGAAGCTACGCGGCCATAATCTCTACATCTAGCGCCATGAGCGCCGCCCGGACGTTGTTAGCGCAATCCTTGACAATGCGGGCGAAGTTAGGCGCGGGCGATCCGGCGGGCGCTTTCGCTTCCCAGATGCGAGAGAGTAGGGCAGTCACTTCGCGGGCGATTCCGTAGCTGGAAAAGTCAATCGGCATGGAGCGAGACAGGAAAGCAGCGTCTAGCCCATCTTCCGTATTCATCGTGAAAATAAAGATCGTGTTAGGCGGGAATGCTGTGGCATCCAAGAGCGAGAGGAAAGCAGTTTGCGCCGCCCGCGTCATATAGTGCGCCTCATCTACTAAGACAAGGTGCGCTTTGCAGTTTTTCGTGATGTCCCAAGGATCATGCGGCATCCGATAGCATTGCGCCGCCACACTGTTTACAGTGTCTAGCGTGCAATCCTTAGAGGCTATGTGATGGAGTTCAGCGGGCATGAGCGCCGCGATAGCAAGCGCAAGAGTGGTCTTGCCTGTACCGGATGGCCCAACAAAACGGAGTGAGCAAGACTTAGGTTGCCTGATTAAACTGGCGGCGATTTTTCGCGCCTTTTCTAGTCCGACAAACTGATCTAAGGTACGCGGGCGGAATTCCTCAGTGAGTGAGACAGGGAAGCTAAAACCGCATTGTGCGGAATCTGGCGCGGCATCTGGCGCGGCGGGCTGGGATACTAAGGTTAGATCGTTTTCCATTTCCTTGCCTCTTTCTCGCCTGTGGCGATCCTGCCATTAACCTATGCCGCATAGGTTTCTAGAGTCAATAACAATCCGCGCCCGCCCGTCTTTTTTTTCGTGTCCTGGCCCATAACGGGAATGCCGGCATTCTGGGAAACCAGCCCGCCCGCCTTGCCCGCCCGTCTGCCCTGCCCAGCCCGCCCGCGTCTGCCCGCGTCTGCCAGCCATCGGCGCGGGCCATGACATCGGCGGGCGATTAGCAAGCGATCCGCACGCGATCCGCGAGAATCGAGTCTCGCCGCCAGTTTTCGAGTGGCATTCCAGTTTAAGTACCGTGTAATCAGCGGGTTAGGGGTAGGGGGCTTGCGTCTCTAGCGACGCCGCGCTGCGACCGGCCTGCTGCGATGTACACACTCCCGCAGCAAAAGATTTTTCCTATGAACGCTGCCGAAAAACAGGATCACGAAGAATCGGCCACCGATCCCGTGCGGTTGGGGGCCTGATGCCTGCGCGTGCGCCTGTGCATCGCGTGGCGGTGGCCAATGGGATCGGCTCAGACGCGGCCCGGCGCAAGGTTTACAACTCCTCTCTCTGGCGATATGGCACGCGTCCGAGGATCTTGGGGCGCGATCCCGTGTGTCAGATCGCCGTGCTCTGCCGCGGCTACGGGTCGAGCGTCGAAGTGGACCATGTGATCCCGATTCAAGACGGCGGCGACGAAAGCGACGAGAACCTGCAGGGCACTTGCCACGCTGATCACTCCAGAAAGACAGCCATGGAACGTCGCGGCGGTTGGGTGCAGCCGGATCCGAAAGCAACCGTCCGCGTGGCGACGGCGCCGGCCAACCTGCGAAAGGCGTGAGTTATGGGTGGAAGAGGATCGGGCGGTTCCAACCGCAAAGCAGCGGAGTTGAAGAAGCTGCAGGGAAATCAGGGACATCGCGACCTAAAGGTCCGCGCCATCAAAGGCGCGCCTGGACTCCCCGCAATGCCACCCGGCCTGACCAAGGTCGCGCAGAAAGAGTGGAAGGCGATCGTTCCGCTCCTGGTTCGCATGGGCGTGGATCTTAGCGCCGGCGACGGCAAAGCGCTGGCGGCCTATTGTTCCTGCTACGCGCAGTGGATGCTGGCCGAGGCAGAGATTGAGCAGCACGGCATCACCATCCCGACATTCCACTTGGCCGATGGCGAGTTGATCGCCATGGACCGCAAAGTAAATCCCGCAGTCCGGGTGCGCTCTGACGCGCTGCGCCAGATGAAGAGTTTTCTGATCGAGTTCGGCCTAACTCCTGCCTCGCGCTGCAAGCTGGAAGTAAAAGATCATGGTGGAACACAAGACCCACTGGAAGACTTCCTCAGCGGAAAAGCTTCTGGGGACGTCGTGCAGTAACATCCCGACCTTTGCTAGGTACTGCCGCGACGTGTTGGCCGGAAACATCCCCACCGGCCGGCTGGTGTTCCTGGCGGTCCAGCGCCACCTCGACGATCTCGACCAAGGGGCCAAGCGCGGCCTCCGCTTCGATCAGGACGCGGCCGCCCGCGTCATCAAATTCTTCCGCGACTTCGCTCCCTTCAAGCTTGAGCCCTTCCAGCAGTTCAAGGCGGGCTGCCTGTTTGGATGGAAGGGACCGGACGGGTTCCGCCGCTTCCGCACCGCGTACATGGAGGAAGGCAAGGGCAACGGGAAAACTCCGTGGGGCGCCGGAATTGCAGTTTACGGGCTGGTGGCCGATGGGGAGCCGGACGCCGAGATCTATTGCGCCGCGGTGACCAAGGAACAGGCTGGAATCAGCTACCGCGACGCCGCGATCATGCGCGATGCCTCGCCGCTGCTCAAAGCGAAGATCGCCAAGCACCGCAACAATCTCTCGATCGAGAAAACCAATTCGTTTCTGCGGCCGATTTCGAGCGAACATCGGGGACTCGACGGCAAGCGGCCGCACATCGTCCTGATCGACGAACTGCACGAACACCCCACCAGCCTGGTCGCCGACAAGATGCGCGCCGGGACCAAGGCCCGCCGGCAGGCTCTCATTCTTGAGATCACCAATTCCGGATACAACCGGGAAAGCGTGTGCTACCACCACCACGAATACAGCCAGAAAGTGCTGGAGGGCATCCTCGAAAACGACGGCTGGTTCGCCTATGTCTGTCACCTCGACGCGTGCGAGGAGCACCAGAAGAACGGCTACATGCAGCCCGCCGGGGACTGCAATAAGTGCGATTCCTGGCTGGATCCGGAAACCTGGATAAAAGCCAACCCGGGCCTCGGCACCATCCTCCCGCGGAAGTACCTGCAAGAGCAGGTGACCGAGGGCGTGGCGATGCCCAGCAAGGAAAACATCGTCCGGCGCCTGAATTTCTGCATGTGGACCCAGCAGGACGTGCGCGCGATCGGCGCCCAGGCGTGGGCCGCATGCGCCGGCGTGGAGCGGGACGCGGACCCGGTTAAAGTGCGCGAGCGATGGCTGGAGGAGCTGCGCGGCTTTTACTGCTACGGCGGCGTCGACATCGGCTGCACCGATGACATGACCGCTTTTCTGTTGCTCTTCCCCAAGCAGGGCCCGCTGCTGAAACCGCGGGTGCTGCCCTGGTTCTTTACACCGCGTGAGTCGGTAGGGTTGCGGACCCAGCAGGACCGCGTGCCTTACGACGCGTGGGAGAAACAAGGCTTCCTGACGGTCACGCCCGGGCAGACCACGGATTACGATTTCATCCGCGCGAAAGTCAACAAGTGCGCCGCCGACTTCGATCTGCGAGAGGTTCACTTCGACCCGTACCGCGCGGTCCACATCGTCAACAATCTGCTGGCTGATGGGATCCGGATGGTGAAGCACAGCCAGGGCATCCTCGCCATGCACGATCCTGTGGTCAACGTTCTCTCGATGGTACGGGGCGCGGAGTTTGAACACGGCAACAATCCCGTGCTGACCTGGATGGCCGACAACCTGGTGGTGCGCGCGGACGCTCAGGGAAACCAGCAGATGCAGAAGCCGGAGAATCCCAAGTCGCCCAAAAAGATTGACGGCATGGTCGCCTTCGCGCTGGCTAAAGGCGCGCAGGATGCCAATGGCGGGGACGGCGGCGGCTCAGTCTATGAAACCCGCGGCGTGCTGGTGCTGTGAGGACGAGCGCTCGTCGGCCTGAGGGCCTTCATGCGCTCAAGTGTTCTGGCAAAAAGATCCTTTTTGAATCGGGCCCAATCCTCGTCCGACGCGAACTGATAGACCTTGGCCACGTTGCGCCATGCGGCACCCGAGTCCTCGGCTTTGGCCTTCTGGTAGCGGGCTCTCGCCTTTTCATCTGTCCCGGATTTGCCCATATCGCAACTGCCGCAGATCCTCGTAGAACTAACTGAGGCTGTGCATCCCATCGAACGGCCGCATCGAATGCAGCTTGCCGAGCCTTCATAGATCAGGCTTGCGAGAAACCGGCCGCCCTCTCCGCTGAATCTGTAGGGCGCATGCCAGAGCGTGCCGGCGAGGGCGGGCACTTCAACGGTGGCGCCTGCGGGAACCATGACCGTTTCAACTTCGGGGAAGAGGCGATCCGTCACGTTGCCAGTGGACATGAGTCCGATCCTATTCCTTTTTCAGCCGCCGGAGTCCGACGCTGGTAATCAGCCATGTGCCGATGGGCGCAAGACCGAAGGCCAGCGCGGTCCACCAGTGGCGCAGCAAAAGATGGAACGCGGCGACAAACCAGAAAGTCAGCGTCCAGATACGCCGAGTGCTCCTTAGCAACTTCTCTCGGTCCATAGCGGGACGATCCTACCACGAGGCGTGCACATGGAACTGGCCAGCGATATCTCCATCCTCCTCGGCGTCCTCGTCGTCATCGGAGGGCTCGCGTGGATCTGGTGGCCCCTGGGCCTGCTCGCTTTGGGGTTGACGCTGATCGCTCTGGGTTTCCTGTTCCATGCCAAAGCCGCGCGGAGCAAGGCCGGCAAGGATAAATCATGATCCTCGACTCGTTGCTCCACATGCGCGCGGACGCCGGCACCAGCACCATGGGCAATCCCGCTGGCTGGCTTTTCGATTCTTTCGGCCTGGTCCCATCCGAAGCCGGCATCCTGATTTCGGAGCGGAACGCGGTTGGCCTTTCTGCAGTGTGGACGTGTGTCAACATTCGCGCCGGCCTTCTGGCCTCGCTGCCCTTCAATCTTTACGCGCGCACTCCCAGCGGCGGCCGCAAGCTGGCGCTCAACCGGCGCGAGCACACGATCCTGCATGATCGCACCAGCCCCGAGGATACCTCTTATCAGTTTCGCCACAAGATGGCGGTGAACTGGCTGCTGTGGGGCAACGCCTATGCCCAGATCGAGGAGGACGGCCGCGGCCAGTTGCGTTTCCTCTGGCCCTACCATCCGACCAACGTTCGCGTGCACTACGGCACAACGCGCGGCGAGTACCACTACATCGTGACCGGGCAGGGTCAGGACGGCGGATTCGTGCAGCAGAAGGTGCTGCCCGAAAACATGCTGCACCTGCGCGGCTTCTGTTACGAAGGCGTCGAGGGCATCTCCCCGATTCAGAACTATCGCCGCGGGCTGGGCCTGGCCGTCGCCATGGAAGTCTTTTCCAGCGCCTTCTATAAGAACGGTGCCAAGACTTCGGGCGTGCTGATGTATCCCGGCCGCCTGAGTCCGGAGGGCCGCGACAATCTGAATAAGTCCTTCGCTAACAAATACGAAGGGGTGCAGAACGCCGGCCGCACGATCCTGCTGGAAGAAGGCGCCAAGTATCAACCGCTTTCGATGCCCATGTCGGACGCAGAATTCATCGCCTCGCGGCGCATGAGCCGGGCCGAGATCGCGGGCCTGTTCCGCATTCCTTCCATGCTTGTGCCGGGCTCTGACGACAAGGCGGCCACCTTCGCCTCGAGCGAGGTCTTCAACCGTACGCTGGTGGATTACACGCTGCGCGACGACTGCACCATGTGGGAACACGAATTCGGCACCAAGCTGTTTCCCGATGGGGACCATTTCTGCCAGTTCGATTTGAACGACCTGCTGCGCGCCGACTCCGTGGCCCGCGCGCAATACTGGCAAGCCCGCTGGCAGAGTGGATCCATTTCCGCCAACGAGATCCGCGCCGACGAGGGCGAGAATCCCATCGCGGCTCCCAGTGGCAACAAATATTACGTTCCGGTCAACTATGTGGACGCCAACGCACCGCCCAAGCCGGAGGCCAAGGTTGATCCCGCTAACCCAGATGACCCGCCGGCAGATCCCGCGAACCCGGACCCATCCAAGCGCGACCCCGGCCGATCGCCTGCCAATCCACGGCCAAAGCCGGGCAAGTCGAGCGGTTTCCGGGTGCTTCTAGCAAACGTCGTGCGCGAGATTCAAGGCTGGCAAGCCTTCAATCCGGGGCGCGCCGCGGCCAAATTGCGCGGTGTGCTGCTCGAGCCCCTGGCTGCCGAACTCGGGGTGGATATCGCCGTCAACGCCGAATTGATGGTCAGTTGTTCCGACGCGCTGGCGCTGCGCGTGCGCGACATCCCGCCGGAAAAGATCGCTGAGGAATTGGAGCACCTGGTTTACCTGCTGGAAGAAGGGTGCCCGAGCGAGGAGAAGCCGTGAAGATCAATACCCCCGATGGCCTGCTGGTAAGCGTGACCGATTTCGCCTTTGGAGAAAGCGTGGCCGATCCTACGCTGCTTACTTTCGCGGTCAGCGATGACACCCTGGCGCAGATCTTCCTCAACGCCGACCAACCCAGCAGCATTCCGCTGGGGAGCGCCCTGATCCATGCCTTCGCAGCCGGCAGCTTTACCGTCACCGCTACCGACAATTCCTCTTCGGGGCCTCAGTCGTCGAGCGCGCTGGCCATGAGGTCGACGCTCATCTTCAACTCTTACGACCTGCCGCGCTGGCCCGTGAAGCTGGCCTGACAAACATTCTCGGAACTAACGGAACTCACTAGGGAGCTGCCTTTATGAAGAACCAAACGCACAAGCCGTGGATCATGACCGCCAAAGCGGGCGGCGTGCTCGAAATCCTGCTCTACGAAATGATTGGGCAGGACTTTTGGACCGGCGAAGGCACCACCGCCAAGTCCTTCGCCGAAGATCTGAAGGCTGCCGGCAGCGTCTCGAAGATCCATCTGCGGGTGAATTCGCCCGGCGGCAACGTGTTCGACGGCATCGCCATCTACAACACGCTGCTCTCCCACGGGGCCAAAGTCACGGCCCAGGTCGACGGCCTCGCCGCCTCGATCGCCAGCGTCATCATCATGGCCGCTTCCGAGATCTCGATGGGCGATAACGCCATGATGATGATCCACAACCCTTCCACCGTGATCGGCGGCGACTCCAACGACATGCGGAAGATGGCCGACACCATGGACAAGGTGAAAACCAGCATGATCACGGCCTACCGCCGGCACACCAAGAAATCAACCGAGCAGATTGGCGCGCTGATGGATGCCGAGACGTGGATGACGGCCCAGGAGACGGTCGACAACGGCTTCGCCGAAAAGGTGGTCACCCCCGAGGGCAATGACGCCGACGTCGCCGCCAATTTTGGCCCGGTGCTCGCGGCCTTCCGCAAAGTTCCGCAGCAGATCGCGGCCCGCTTCGGCGGTTCCACTTCCCGCACCAAGCGCGTGGATGGCGAGAACCTGACGTCGGAATGCTTTCTCTATGTGGGCGATGAGGAAAAAACCGCTACCTGGCATCTGCCGTGGAAATTCAGCTCCGAAGAAAAAACTGAGAGCCACCTGCGCGATGCGCTGGCGCGCTTCGATCAGACCGACATTCCCGCGAGTGAGAAGCCGGCGGTCCGCGCCAAGCTGGTGCGGCTGTGCAAGGAGCATGGGATCACCGTCTCCGACGAGAAGTCGGGCAAAGCGCTGGCCAAGCTGATCGCCGCGGCCGAACCCGGCGAGTGTGGCTGCGCCTGCCTGCCCTGCAGCAAAGAAAACAACTGCCAGGATTGCACCAACGAAGGTTGCGACGACGAGGACTGCGAGGACTGCGCGATGCAGGCCAAAGCCCAGGCCAAGAAGACGAAGGCCAAGGCGCGCGCGGCCAAACTCGCCAAGCGCACTCGCGCGCAGATCGCGGTTGGCGAAGGGGAATGTGGCTGCACCTGCCTGCCCTGCAGCAAAGAGAATAACTGCCAGGACTGCACCAACGCGGATTGCATGGATGACGATTGCGAAGACTGCCCCATGCAGGACAAGGCTTCCGCGAAAGCGCTGGCCGCCCTCGAATCCCAACTCGCAACCGCGAATCAGACCATCGATTCCTTGCGGGGCGATCTCGAAACGGCCGTGGCAGCCAGCACAGACGGCGCCGCCACCGCTGCCCTCAACCTGAAATGGTTGGAGCGCATCCGCGGGGATCTGGAGAAGGGCGCGGAGCTGTCCGCTTCGGCGGTCAAGGATCTGCCAGCGGAACGCGCGGCTGCGGAATCCCGCATCGCCCAGCTCGGGGCGGACCTGGAAGCCGCGCAAACCGCCCTCGCCACCGAGAAGGCGGCGCGCCTCGAGGAATCCGGGGCACACGCGAAGTTTAGCGAGCGTCTGAGCGGAGAACTGCGGCAAGCGGGCAAACTGCATGCGGCTGCGGTCGAAGAAATGACTGACCTGGCGCGCCTGGCCGAAGTCCGCGTCACTCAGCTTGCGGCCGAACTGGAGGGCGCCCAGAGCGCGCTCGCCGGCGAGAAAAAGGCACGCGTCGACGAGAACGCCGCATACGTCCAGTGGACCGGACGCCTGACCGGGGAACTTTCCAGCGCGGGCAAGCTCTATGCCTCCTCCATTGAAGAGTTGTCGCGGCGCATCGCGGCCGCCGAGTCTCGCGTGGCTCAGACCGAAGCCGAACTGGAGACGGCGCAAGCCGATCTTGCCGCCGAGAAACAGGCGCGCGTCGATGAGAACACCGCTCATGTGGAGTGGAGCGAACGCCTGACCGGGGAACTCTCGAATGCGGGCAAGCTTTATTCCTCCGCCATGGAAGAACTGCCGCCGCGTATCGCTGCAGCGGAAGGCCGCGTCACGCAGATCTCCGCCGACCTGGAGACCGCCCAGGCTGCCCTCGCGGCCGAGAGAAAAGCGCGAGTGGAGGAAGCGACCGCATACGTGCAGAGTACGGCGCGCATCACCGCCGAGCTTTCCAGCGCGGGCAAGCTCTGTGCCGCCGCACCGCAACGCATCGCCGCTGCCGAGGGCCGCGTCACTGAAATCACGGCCGAGCTGGACACGGCGCAGGCTGCGCTACTGGCCGAGAAAAAGGCTCGATCCGAGGAGGCCGCCGGGCATGTGCGGTGGCCCGAACAGATGCGCGCCGATCTCCAGAAGTGCGCGGATTTCTACGCCGAGGCATTGGCAGAACTCCCCCGCCGCGTCCGCGCCGCGGAAGTCCTGGCCGAACAAGCCCAGACTCACCTGGCCAACGCCCGCACCGCGAGCCTTCCCGCTGCGGTGATTCAGGCACTCGAAGCCGAGTCCAAGACCCGCGCCGAAGAAGCCGTCGCGATCAAGCAGTTCGTCGATCGCGTGACCGGCGATTTCGAGAAGGCCGCCGCGCTCTACAAGGAAGCTTTGGCTGAACTTCCCCGCCGCGCGCGCGCCGCCGAGACTCGTGTCACCCAGATGGCTGCCGAACTGACCGGGCTCGAGGCTGAGAACAGCTCCGGGAAGAGAGCTCGCAGCGAAGACGCCACGCGCCGCACTGAGGAGATCGCGGGCCTGACTGCCGAACTATCCAGCGCCGGCAAAGTGTGCACCGACGCGGTGGAAGAACTTTCCCGGCGGGCGCGCACCGCCGAGACTGGCGCGGCACAGATCACCAGCGAACTTGCCGGCACTCAGACGGCGATGGAAGCCGCAAAGAAAGCGCGCGGCGAGGAAACCGCGACTCTCGCTGTCGAGATCGAACGCCTGACCGCCGACTTGACGCATGCGGGGAACGTCTACGCCCTCGCGGCGCAAGAGCTGCCGCGCCGGGCGCGCGCGAGCGAGACGGCCGCCGTCCAGATCACAGCCGAGTTGGAGAACGTTGAGGCTGCCATCGAGACTCGCGAAGCTGGGAAGAAATCCCGTGTCAAGGAAAAGGCCGAACGCGCGGAGCGGACCGAACGCATGACCGCCGACTTGAAGCAGGCGGGTACGCTCTATGCCGCCGCGGTGCAAGAGTTGCCGCGCCGGGCGCTTGCGGCCGAGGCCCGTGTCACCCAAATCACCGCCGAACTGGAGAGCCCGAAGCCGGCGGCCGAGGCCTCGAAGAAAGCGCGCGCGGCCGACGACGCCAACCGCGCGAAAGGGATTGAGCGCATGACCGCCAATCTCGAACAGGCGGGCACGCTGTATGCCTCGGCGCTCGAAGAGCTGCATCGCCGGGCCCGCTTCGACGAACAGCGCGTCACTCAAATCACCGAGACTCGGAACAGCGAGACTCGCCGCGACGGGAAGAAAGCCCGGGCGGAAGAGGCCGAGGCCCGCGCTGCCCGCGCGGAAGAGATCGAGCGCATGACCAGCGAGCTGCAGCAGGCGGCCGCGATCTACGCCTCCGCCAGCGAGGAAATCGCGCGCCGAGCACGCCTGGCTCAGTTATAAGAAGTCTAGGAAGTGTAAGAAGTCTAAGAAGTATAAGAACTCACCAGCGGATCGCCCGCCAATCGGGCGCAAGTTTGCGCTGTAGCTTCACCGCAGCCAAAAGGGGCTGGTCGGAAACGCAACAAAGCGTCTCTCTCGAAACCTTAAGCCCCTTTTCAATTTCCCCAAAAAGTTTGCCCGCTCCCACGTCCTGATCGAGTTCAGGCGGCGGTATTGGTCCGCGCGCGAGGGAACGGGAAAGCCACTGACAGCCGCCCTCATTGCGGGCAGCCGATAGGCATTCGCACCAACAGGAACAATCACCATGACCACGAAAGAACTGAGACAGCAGCTCGGCAGCCTGCAAGACAAAATGGTTGCCGTCCAAAAGAAGGCCGATGCCGAATCCCGCAAGATGACGGCGGAAGAAACCGTTCTCTGGGATCGCATGGACAAGGACTACAACGATCTCCGCGCCGATATCATGCGCCGCGAGACCAGCGAAAAGCGTCAAGCGGAACTGGAAGGCCGCGTGATCAACCCTCCCGTCGAAGCGCGCAATAACGGCGCCGAAACCGAAACCCTCAGCACCGAAGAGCACGAGAAGGTGAAAAAGGAAGGCTTCACCAACTTCCTGCGCTACGGCTACCAGGGCATGAGCGCGCAGCAGCGTCAGGTTCTGGCGCGCAACCAGACCCGCTTCGACGGCGCAGCCATCGGCAACGCACTCCCTGCCGAGATCCGCGCCGCGCAGGACGTGGGGACGGGATCGCAGGGCGGTTACCTGGTTCCGACCGGGTTCAGCGGCATGCTCGAAGAGTTCCTGAAGGCCTACGGCGGAATGCGGCAGGTTTCGCGCATCTTCCCGACGCCCGATGGACGCACCATCAACTGGCCGACGGTCGATGACACCGCCAACACTGGCGCGCTCATCGCGGAAGGCATCACCACCACCGAGCAGGACATCCCGTTCGCGCAGGTGAATTTCCTGGCCTACAAGTACAGCTCGAAGTACATTCCGGTGTCGGTCGAGTTGCTGCAGGACAGCTTCTTCAACGTCGACGCCCTGATCGCCGAGCTGCTTTCGGTCCGCATCGGCCGTATCACCAATAACCACTTCACCGTGGGCACGGGCACCGGCCAGCCGCAAGGCGTGACCGTTGGGGCCACGCTGGGCACGACCGGCGCCACCGGCGAAACCACGTCGATCATCACCGACGACCTGTACAACCTGGAACACTCGGTCGATCCCGCCTATCGCGTGAAGAACGCGAGATGGATGTTCGCCGACTCCACCCTGAAAGTCATCAAGAAGCTCAAAGACAGTACGGGCCGCATGTTGTGGCAACCCGCGCTGGCTGGCATGGCCAACCCCGTGCCCGACACGATTGATGGCTTCGCCTACGAGATCAACCAGGACATGCCGGCGATGGCTGCCGGCGCGGCCTCGGTCCTCTTCGGCGATTTCAGCAAGTACGTGATTCGCGATTGCAAGGACATCGTGATCGTGCGTCTGGTGGAACTCTACGCGCTGCTTGGTCAGGTCGCCTTCCTGGCCTTCTCGCGGCATGATGGCCGCATTCTGAACACGAATGCGATCAAGTATTTCGCCAACTCCGCCACCTAAGACGTAGTGGAGTTGCCAGTTGCCGGCGCCCGGAGAACCTGCCGGGCGCTGGGCACTGGAACTGAACTAAGCGGAGCGATCCAATGACTTTCAAACTGGACGACGCAGAACAGGCGCGGCTGATGCGCGCGACCCGCACCAAAGGATTTTTGCAGCTTGCCGATCTGCTGGGCGATGACGTCAAAGCGGTGCGCGCGATGCGCGAGGAAACCGCCTTCATCCACACCCGGCCCGGACTTCCGCGAGGCGACGAATTTGCCGCCAAGGTCCGCGGCTGGCTGGTAGCGAACGGAATGGAATGGTCGCAGGAAAACCTGCAGGCCGCAGTCGACGCGGCCGGCGTAACTGCATAACTGCTTAAAAGTGCAATTACCTCCGGAGGCGAAAATGGAGCCCGCACCTTTTACGACGAGCAGCGACCGGCTGCGCCGCGTGGTGATCAGCTTCGAGATTCTGCAGGATCTATTCAGCGCGGGGCTGCACCCGCCCCACCGCTACGCGGTGACCAAAGGACCCATTCCAGCGGACGCGAAGCTGGTGAACGTGCAACACGCGTGGCCCAACTGCATCGAGCTGCTGCTGTGGAGCGAGAGCTTTGAGCCGGTGAAGCCGGGAGACATCATCCCGATGCTCGACATTCTGTGCGAGCGGCAGCCCGCAGCGCCTGTCACAACTGTCACAGATGTGACAGCGGGCGGGACGAGCAACCGATCTCAGCCTTGAGCCGGATCCACGCGAAGCGTTCACCGCCCGGCCGCTACCGATCATCCCCGCCGATGAGAATCTGACCGGAGTGGCGGCGCCGAAAGACTAGAGTTTGGCGCGCACGAAGCAGTCTTTGGCTTCGAGCAGCTTCCGCAGCCCGGCCGATTTCTCCGCGGAGTCGGGCAGTTCGGCATCCATCTTCTCGGCTAGCCCGGCGATGGGTTTGGAAACTTCCTGCAGCTCCGCCGGCAGGTGTTGATAGGCAAAGAACTTCATGATGGGGGCGCTCATTATGCGTAACCTCGATGCGTGACCTCGCCCCGACATTATCGCATCCCGTCGCCATCGTCGTGCTGGCGCGGTATTGGGAGATCTTCGCGGGCTTCCTCGACAGCGTGGAAGAGATCGCGCCGGACGTTCCCAAAATTCTGGTGCGCGATCTTTCTCCCGACAACTCAGGGCAGGCTCCGAAAACGTGGCCGCAACTCGGAGGACGCTGGCGGACGATCGCGGGCCCGGCAAAGTTTTCGATGGCGGCCAACGCCAACCTGGGAGTGAAAGCGGTCGACGCCGGCGCGGACGTCCTCTACTGCGGCGACGATATCCGTTTTCCCGAAAGCGGGAGCCTCGAGCGGCTGCAGGCGATCGCTTATGCCCATCCCGAAGTGGGCATCCTTTCGCCCCGGCTGGATGGCCGCGCGAGCGTGGCCCTGGGGCATCCCGGCTCGGAGTGCGATTGGGTGTTGCCGTTGGATATGTGGTTTCCCTGCGTGTACGTCAAGCGCGAGCTGATCGACAGGATCGGCTATTGGGATGAGCAATTCGATTCCTTTGGCGACGATTTCGACTACTCGGTGCGCGCGCTGTTTGCCGGCTACCGGCTGGCTGTGACTACTGCGGTCACGGTGGAGCATGGGAAGCCAGGCCCCGGCGGTCCGCCCACATTCGTGAGAAAGGGTGGCACGGCGCGGCACGCCGAACAGAAAGCGGAGACGCACGCGAAACTGGCTGCCAAATATGGGGTCACGCGGGATCGTCTGGCGGAATATTTCCGCACCGGCGAGCTGGCGATTTTGCAGCCGCCGGCGATCGTCGATACGAAGATCGGGGCCGCATCATGAGTAAATACCTGATCACCGGGGGACTCGGATTCCTCGGACAGCACATGGTGGAAGCGGTCAAACTGGCGGGCCATGCCGTCACTGTGATCGACAACCTGGAACCTGCCTGCGGCGGCGATCCCGCACTGGCCCGCTCCGAACGCTACCGCTATCTCAGAGTGGACATCACCGGCTTTGGGGAACTGCAGAATGCGGTCCGCGCCGTGGACCCCGACGTCATCCTGCATCTTGCGGCTTATGGCAGAAACCTGAGCTGCCGGGACTTCGCGGACCGCGCCCAGGCGGTGAACGTCCGCGGGACCGCAAACGTCCTGATGGCGGCCGCGCACACCTGGTGGCGGCGGAGGGCTCCTCGCGTCGTGGTCTGCTCCAGCAACATCACGTTGAGCGATCAGGACACGGTCTACAAGTTCACCAAGCAGCAGTGCGAGAAACTGGTGGAAGATTACGCCCGCGCCGGACTATCGGTGATGGGCTTGCGTCCGTCGAACATCTACGGATCCGGTCAGTCGCGTACGGAACATCAACCCTGCGCTTTCGCGGCGCTGGATCTTGGCTACGAAAGGGACGGGCATTTCACTATCACAGGGGATGGATCGCAATCTCGCCGCTTCACCCACGCCGACGATGTGGCCGACGCCTTTCTACTCGCCGCCGATTCCGCTCTGAGCGGCTGCACGCTGGACGTCGCCACGGGCGTGCAGACTTCCATGAACCAGGTCGCCGCGCTGCTCGGCGTCAAAGTGGTTTATACCGATCCGCGTCCCGGCGATGCCATGACGCTGGTCAGCAACACGGAACCCGCCCGGGCGCTGCTGGGATTCACCGCCCGGCGTTCTCTGAACAAGCATATATTCGAGGCGTTTCCCGCGGTGGCGGGGTCAAGAGTCGGCAGTCTTGCATGAGGCCGGTGATCCTAGTCAGTTCGTGCCGCCAGGACGTAGCCAGCGGCTATAACAACGCTGTCCGCCTGACTTGGGGGAAAAACAGCGCCCTGCCGATTTTCTTCATTCTCGGCGAAGGCAACGCGGCTCCTAAAGCGGACGAGATCATCTTCCCGGTCAAAGACGACTATCTCTCGCTGCCCTGGAAAACCCAGCAGGGCCACAGGTGGGCGCGAGAACAAGGCTACGATTACATCTTCCAGTGCTTCACCGACACCTACGTGGACACCGAGCGCCTGATCCAGAGCGAATTTGAACGCGGCGATTATGTGGGCAATCAAGGGGTGGGTTGCCGCGGTTATGACTTCTGTCACGGCGGACCGGGATACTGGCTGTCTCCGAAAGCCACCGATCTGATTCTTGCAGCGGACATCGGCGAAGAAACTCTGGAAGATCAATGGGTCGGTTGGGTGATGATCCAGAACGGAGTCGCCACCACGCCTGACTTCCGCTACTCCATGGGAACGTCTTACCGCTACAGGGAGGCGAAACCGGCGCCCGGCAACGAGCAGATTTCGTGTCATCTATCCGACAGCGGGCATTGCTACGAAGCGGCGATGATGTTTGCCGCCGAGCGTCTACGACGGACCGGCCAGTAGAATCGACTTGGGGGTAGCGAATGGAAGCCGTGAGTCCGGTCCTGCCGATCAGCGCCGATGTGGAAACGGTGTACGCGAAGGATCAGCCGGAGTATGTGCCGCTTCCCACCTTTCGTTCCGAGAAAGCCGTTCTGAGCCGCTGGACTCTGAGCGATGAAGAGCGGGCGCACATCGCCGCCGGCGGCGACCTGTTTATCTGCATGATGAATTTCGGAGGCCCGCTGCTTCCCATCCTGCCCATCGCGGCCGGTCCCGACCAGGCGCTGGAAATGATGCTGGCTGCGGAGGCCGCAATCTAATCGCTAACGGAGCCGGCGCCCCGCAGCCGACACTCGCCACCAGTCCCGGAGGAAGAAGAAAGAAAAACAGGGAAACCTCCGCGATCTGGGCTCCTTGGAAGTGCCGGCTGCGCGACGCAGGCCTGCTACGCGGGTTGCTGCTGCGACGAATCCGCTGCGGCGCGGAGCCGGCTGGCAAGGGACATGCGGTCCGCGTCGGCGTCGGCGACCTCGTAGCGCAACAAAATCTCGTCCAGAAGAAGCGAGAGAGTCCTCGGATTTTGCTCCGTTGAAGCCCGCTGCAGTAATTCGCAGAGCGGTAGGGACTGCAGGACGGTCGCAGAGGCAGACGCCGATTGTGTCATTTGAAATATTCCAATCGCCGGGCGGCGGGCGCCGAGCGCAAGAGCGAAGAGACGCCACCCGCACTTCACGGGATAGCACTTCGCGCCCTGCGCGTCTGCCCGCTAGCGTACTCAGTTAAGAAGAAAGGCTTACACAGCGCAACGGCGGGATCGGCTCATAGACGAACAAATCGGGGCTGCTCGCCACGAGGCGGTAGTCGTCAGTCTCGATCACCGTCTCGAACTGCGGCAGTTCCGGCGTCGGGACGAAGAATGCGTCGCTGGCCCTTGCCGGGATGGGGACGCGGAAAAATCTCGGCGCACTGCGCTCAGGCCACTCGACAATTTCCACGCCTTCGGATTGGAGAAGAAACAGCCGCACCCGCCGATTCTAGCTCACCAGCATCTCGATGCCGGGGACGCCGGGGTTCTGGACCAGCTTCACGCCGTCGATGTAGGCGCCATCTTCGCGGAAGTCGATATAGTCGCTGGCTTCGATCGAAGCCAGCACAGCCGCATAGACGGCGGGGTGCATCTCGATCTGCGAAGGCCTCTTTAGGGGACACGGAATCCCGTTCTCATCGCAGCAATTGTCCTGCACAAACTGCACGATCTTCACCTTCGCCGCCATGTATGCGCGCGGGATCGTCATAGCTTCTGGGCCAGCACGATGCAGTGTTCGTCCTTGTTGACCGCGATCGACCAACCGGTGGGCGGCTCCACGCTGTGGCCGTCCCAGCCGGTGAATTCAAACAGCCCCGCGATGGTGTAAGCCGCGAAAGGGTTGGGATAGTCCTTGCTGGGAACCGAGATCGTGAGATGGCGAAACCACGCCGACGCATCGTGCGAGTAAGTGTGGGTGAATACGCAGCGGAAGCTGTTGAGTTCGGCGACGTGCTGCGGGTTCTCTCCGGGAATCAAGACGGCCGAGTCCGTTCCGCGGTTTGGGTCGTAGGGATGCGCCTTGGCGTAGGCCACAACGCGGGCGGCTTTGGCTTTGGCTTCCTCGTCGATGATCAGCGCCCTCATGCTCGTCAGAATCTCGGGATCAGAGTCTAGCACGCGGAGCAATCGTCATGATCACCAAGGAAATGCTCGATGAGCTGCACAAATTGGATCCACTGCGAAAGGCTCGTCTGACGCGCAAGGTTTTGCGCCATGACGACGGCTCGCCGATCAAGACGCCGCTGGCCCTCGAGTTTCCTCTGCTCTCGCGCCGGCAGCGCCGCCTGTTACAGAAAAACCGCGCCCCAGAGATCGTGTGCGCCGAGCCAAAGCAGGCCTGACCATGGGAATCAAATGCTTCTGGCTGGAACCGACTGACCGGCAAAAGCGCTACCTCCGGCGCTACAACGGCAACCTCAAGTGCTCTGGGCCAATGTCCTACCACGACGCGATGGCGTTCGTGGATGAATCGCGGGAAGTGATGCGCGAGGACGGAAAGTGCTGGACCGATGACGGGAAAACCGCCGCTGACTTCGAGGGACACCCGCTCTGGCCAACCCGGTGCGCGTGCGGTTACGAGTTTCAAGAAAAAGATGAGTGGCAACTCTTTGGCTCTCACATCTACCGCCGCGCCGACAACGGCGAGGAAACGACGCTGCGAGATGCCGCGGACGGCGCCATGTGGGACGCGACCTGGTTTCACGGTTGCCCCGGCTGGTGCGGCGCGGATGGCCGCTCCATCATGTGCCGGGTGCCCACGAATCACGACTGGCACATTGATGGACCATGCAGCAATTGCACGCGTCCGAACCAGCCGCACAAGTGCTGGGTGCGCCACGGCGTTCCGCCCAATTTGACCGTGGACAAAAACGGCGATACCTGCGCTGCCGGCGCGGGCTCGATCCTTACACCGGCCTGGCACGGCTTCCTGCGCAACGGCGAACTGGTGGCATGCTGATGGCCGAGAGTTGCCTCTGGTCGATCCTGATTCTGACCATGCCCGCGCGCGCGGCGCTGTTGGGCCGGCTGCTGGAAGTGTTGCGGCCGCAGCTACCTAAGGTTCCTAAGGTCGAGCTGCTCATCCGGGAATCGGATCCAGCTTTGCCGGTGGGGGAAAATCGCGAGGCTCTGCGGCAGCAGTCGCGCGGGGAATACATTTCCTTCATCGATGACGACGACCTGGTGCCACCGCACTTTGTGGAGCGCATCCTGCCGCATCTCGACGGCGTGGATTACGTGGCCTTCAATCTGGAACAGAGGATGGACGGCCACTTCCTCTGCATCGAGAAGCGATCGCTCGGCTACGGCCGCGTTGGGCGCGATGAGCGCGGCGGCCGCTTCCGCGATATTTCGCACCTGAACCCCATGCGGCGCGAGCTGGCGCTGCGCGTCCCCATGACGGGCTGGCCCTGCGAAGACAACCGCTGGGCCGACGCCCTCCGCGAGTTGCACATTGTCCGGACGGAACACGTTCTGGACGAAACCCTTTACTACTACCTGACCCGAACCCGCAAGCCGGAATACGCCTCGGCGACATTCCTGGTGAGCGTGGGATCGGAACCTTTTCCATGGAGCCTTATGCCAAAAATCAAAGTGAAAATGCTGACCTCGATCGCCGGCCTTGCCAACCCCGCCTACGATCTTCCCGAACACGGCTACCAGCAGGACGACATCGTGGAACTCCACCCGGTCCTGGCGAACGCCTGGATTGAAGCCGGCATCGCCGAAGCGGTGAAAGAGAAAGACTCGAAAACCGGCAAGGCCGCGCCAGTTCCGTCAAGGGCGGAAGCGCCAGCGCCGAAGCCCGAAGAGTCACCCGCGGCAAAAAGTTACCATTTTCCTCCCTCAAATGAGGGCGAAAAACAGGAAGTGGCCAGCGCAGAGCCGCAACCGGCGGCCTCTTCGCCCGAGGCGGCAACAGCAAGCGCTTCCTCCTCGGCCAGCGGCGAGTCGACGGAAAAACCGGCGCCAAGGTCGCGCCGATCGCCCGCCAATCCCAACAGCTAGCAAGCAGGGCTGCAGCCGTGCCGCAGAGAACTGAGAACTGCTTATGGCCTCCATCCTCGAAGTCAGCCAACCCGTCGTCGATGCTGTCTCCGTGGCGGAGGCCATTGCATTTCTGCGCCAGCCGGTCACTACGCCCGATTCCGGGCTGATCCAGTCGATTTGGATTCCGGCGGCGCGGCGGTATGTGGAGAGCATGACCGGGCTTACCCTGGCGAAACGCAACTTCGTGCAATACGAGGAACGTTTCCCCACCACCCTCTGGCCGTTTTACTTCGACCAGTCGCGCGCGCCCATCATGAACCGGAAAGACCAGCGGGTGCGCCTGCTGCGTTGCCCGGTGGCGGCGGTGCAGAAGCTGGTCTATGTGGGAACGGACGGCCAGCTCCACGGCATGCTGCCGGGCCAGGACTTCGCCGTCGACTATGCCAGCCGTCCCGGACGCATCACGCCGCTGGCGGGGCAGACTTGGCCGGCGCTGCTGCTCGGGCAGTTCTGGCCTGAGTTGTATTTCCCCACCGAATTCTGGGCGCCCTCGATCAACGGCCTCAACCGGGTGCAGATTTTCTTTACCGCCGGGTTCACCTCGCTCTCGACCGATACCGAAGACATCAAGATCGGGGCCCAGTGGCAACCCTATACCGCGTTCGCGCAATACTCCTACATCGTCGACGCCAATGGAAACATGGAAGTGCAGATGGCGCCGGCGACTGGCGCGGTGATCCCGCTCTCGGGAAGCGATCCTCCCACCTTCGCCGCCATCGGCCAGAGCGTCGCGGACGGCATGTGCTCGTGGTTTAATGCCGGGCCCGCGGGCATCTCGACCAAAGTCGACGAAACCGGTGATCAGGACTCCGACACCGCGATCGCGCCGCCGGCCTATCAGACCGGCCATGTTTACGCCGCGCCCTCGATCGTTCTGGACGGCAACGGGAACATTGAATTCACCCAGGCGGGACTCACCAGCGGTGGAAGCGCCCCGGCTTGGCCCGCGTCGAACGCTACCATCGGCACAGTCACCCCTGACAACGGCGGCTCCTGGATCTTCTTGGGCCCGGCTCAGGACCCGGGCCCGGAGTTTGCGGCGGCCATAGGCGGCACTGTGCTGGGCCCCAACCAGCTCGTGGAGTATCAGGGCGACACCGGTATTCCCGAGGATCTGAAAATTGCCGTCCTAGCCATGGTTTCGCACTTCTACTACAACCGCGAACCGGTGGTGGAAGGCAGGGAAGGCAAGGTGGCGGACGTGCCCCACCTGGTCAGCCAGATCTGCTCGAATCATCGGGTGTGGGACTTTGGGGAGGGTTACGAGCCATAGCCACAATTGTGGCTATCGGTTTCCCGGCTTTGCCCGGTTTCCCCCACGCTCCGTCAACCATGTTTTACCAAGACCTGCGCAACAGCATGTGGCTGCAAACACAGGGGATGCGCCGATTCCGGAAGCTTTCAACCATGTTTTACCGCTGGGCCTTCCCCCAGCTTTTCCCGCATTTTCCCGGAGCCCACCATGCCCGCCCGAGCCATAGCAGCCCTGCAGAGCGCGCTGGGAAAGCCAGCGGGTGGCCCTGACCTTCGTCCGGCGGCCGCCGCGTGCGCCAGCGGGCCGGGAAACGGCCCTAGCGTTCGTTTTAAGCGAGGTTCCCGGTGAGAGCCTGCACCGGAGCAGGAGGGCGGTTACGAACCCCCTCCCGTGCGCGAGCACGGGCGGCCGCTCTCCTGGCTTTTGTTCGTCGAGCCGCTTTAGGTTCGAGCCTTTGGGCCAGAGCTGTTAGACCCCTGCTGATCACCTTGGTCGCCATGGTTGCCACGGGATGCGCGGGCAAACGGCCGGTGACGGTGTGGCGCTTCACCCACTGCGCCCATGAGAACGGCACGAGCGTCGTTATGGTCTGCGAGTGTTCCAGCTTCCACAAGCTTCTTGACGCCAAAACCGGGGCGGAAGTGCGGGTTTGTGAGTAAAACGCCCACTTTGGAGGCGAGGTACCAGCGTTACACACAGCAGTGTGATGGCTGGGGGGAGCCGCCTCAACCCTTCGAAAACTGGAAAGCCTACTGGCTGGTGTTCGCCAAGGACGCGGAGCTTCCGGCCGGAACATTCGCGCAAAAGGTTCCCACAGGAACGTTTGCACCTATAATGGTGCAAAAGACATGAATTCAGGCCGACATGCTGAACCGGGAATATCAGTTGCGGGCAGTCCGCAAGGCCGGCGGCGGCCACAGGGTCGCGGCGGATGCGGCGCTTCGTCTGCCCTGGGGTGGGATCTTCGAACCTGGGGTTAGCCGAGCATGGCGCCCCTACGTCCTGGTGGCGGCGGCTGCTGAGTCAACTGGCAGTTCTCCTCGAGCGTTCAAAGCCGGTCGCTCCAAAAAGAGCCAGCGGAGTCGCCAGATGCAGCTCTTCGACGGCAAGCTGCGGGGCGTCCAACTCGCGCTCTTCCCCGACAATGCTGCGGAAAATTTCACGGCTGCGGGAAAATTTACGGCTGGGGGAAAATCCATGGCGACCAAAAAATCCACGCCTCCCGGCCTGCTGCCCGCCGAGTTCCCCTCGCCGGCTGCGGTGGAAGTGCCGCTGAGCGACCCGGACCGGCCGCTGTTCGACCTGTTCCCCGACGCTTATCTCTAAGGAGCGATCCCATGCCCGCGACCAACGTTGTGGAGATCCCGCAGCACTTGAAGACGCTCGCCTGCGGCAAGTGCGGGCGCGAGATCAGTGTCAGCAAGAACACAATTCTCGCTTACTGCCGGGACTGTTCCGCGAACTTAGGAGTGAAACGATGACGACAGCCCAAAAGGTTGAATTCCTGGTTGACCAGCATTTCGCGACCGGGGAAAGCATCGACGCTCTGATCGCTCGCGGCCAAGAGCGCCATTGGGAGAGGGTCGATACTCCGATTCGTCACGACACTGAGCGCCCGAAAGGATCTCGCGCGCTGATCCCAGATCCCCAACCCAACGAGGAAGAACTAGAGATCATCCTTCTTCTGTCGCAGGGAGAAACCGCCGAGGACCTGCGCGCGAAGTACGAGATCGCTTTGGGCGCGATGCGTACCCGCATTTACCGTATCCGCCAGCTCTTCGGAGTCGATAACAACGTCGAGCTGGTGGCCACGGCTCTGCGGCGGGGCTGGATCCGCTAGAAGTTCCAAAACCAGCGCCTGCAAAACCTTTCGAAGCGCGCCAGCAGCTCGCGCCGGCGCGATCGCCGCCAGCGTTTGCCATCGCTCACCATGACGCGAATGGCACCGGGCGGAATCGGGCCATAGCCGTCGATCTCAACCGGCCCCGACTTGCTGGCCAGCACGACGTGCCCTCCCGCGCAGCAGGCGGGACTCGGCAAACCAATGTGCGTCACCGGTCCTAGTTGCAGTTCCATCGCAAACACAGTTGTACCACTCACTCAAAACCAAGGAGAATGTCATGAAATTCGCCCGCAGATCGTTTGCTTTTGTCGCCGTCCTGGTCGCCCTGGCCGGCATCATCACTTTTCTTCCCCTCAACCCGGTGCACGCCACCGGCCCAACCGCGCTCACTCCGGTGACGGTCAGAATCAACAATTATCAGGTGCAGGCCGGCGATCTCGTTGTCGTCCCCGCCGCCTGCGATGCCGTCAACGGTAACTCCTACATTTACACCGGGCAGGAGATCCTGATGGTCTATAACTCCGGAGGCAGCGGCTACACCTACACCGTGACTCCGGCGACCGACGCCTATGGCGCCCAGAACACTACGCTCAGCGCGGTGGCCATCGCGGCCGGGGCCTTCGACTTTGTCCAGATGAGCAATCCGCAAGGCTGGATTACTTCGGGGAACCTGATCAACCTCACCTGCAGCAACGCGGCCGTCAAATTTGCCGTCCTGCGCCACAGCTAAACCGAGGTTCTCCGATGCCGCTGCGCCGCATGATCACCACGGACCCCAACTCCATCGGTGCCATTAACCGGCAGATCACTGTCTTCGCGCCGGGAACCCGCAATGTCACCGATGGAGGCACTTTGCCGCCCAGCCCACTCTTCACGAGCTGGGCCAGCATTCGCACGCTCCGCGGCGACGAGCTGGACCGGGCGCAGCAGATTGCCCAGGACGTCCAGCACTGCCTCCGGATTCCCTACCAGTGGGGCGTGCCGGTGACGGGGGACATGACGGTGGGCTTCGAGAAGCGCACGTTTCAAATCCGCTACATCGCCGATCCCGACGAGATGCACACCTGGCTCGATCTCTACTGCGCCGAGGTCGGTCAGAACGCGGGAGGATCCTAATGCCGATTACCCATCGCTTTGGCTGCATCATTCCCGCCGGCGGCAATCCCAACAACGTCACCAGCACAAACTGGAACGACGGGCATCTGCGGACGCTGCTGCCCACGGCCTACAGCGCCAACGGGAATATCCCCCCTTGGTCGCTGATCGCGGGCGTCGCCAACGTGGAGCTGGTCGAAGCCACGGGCACGATCACGCTTACTCTTCCGCCGGCCACCGCGATCGCGGGCGGATTTCCGGGAATGAATGTCCGGTTTATCAACATGGGCACGGGCACCATCACCATCACTGACGGCGGCAGCTTCACTTACAAACTCACCACACAGGGCCAGACCGTTCATATCTACGCCTCCAGCATTACCGGTGCGTGGCAAGTCCTCACTCAGGCGGCCTAACCATGACGAAGAAAAGTATCCTTGGGGTCCTCGTAACGCTACTTTTGCTGGCCGGAGTATCTTTAGGCCAGGCGATCCCGGGTGTGGGGACGCGCGTGGCCAACGGCCCCACCCTGCCCACCAACGCGGGCCAGTACACCATGTTCGTGCTCACCACGGGCACGCCCACGCCCTACATCTGCAATAACAACCCCTGCATGGTTTCCGGGGATTGGGTTGCCAGCGGCGGCGGCGGCGGAGGCGGAGGCGGCGCGAACACGGCGCTGTCGAACCTTTCCGGAACGGCCATCAACACCTCGCTGTTCGCGGCCAGCGGCGTGACCCTGACGCTTTCCGGCTTCAACGGAACCTCGTCGCTGGGTGCAACCGGGGTAACCATCGAAGGCGGCACCAGCTATTCGGGCGGTTCGCTGGCGGGACCGGGTGTCGTCATCCAAGGCGGCACGGCGGGGGGAATCGGCGGTAACGGCGGCAGCGTGAGCATCTTGGGGGGAACTGCGCTGGCCGGCGTGGGCGGTTCCATCTTCCTGACAGCCAACAATGGCGCCGGCTCCAATCAAGGCGGCGGCTCTCTGTTCCTCAAATCGGGTAGTCCGACCGGGACCGGGAATTATGGCTTCCTGAGCGTCGGGCTCTCGGGCGCCAATTACGTGGGATCGTACACGCCGCTCACCGGCTTTCAGCAGGGCGCCTACTTCAACGTGGGCAATACTCAGCCGGGCGAGATCGATTTCGTCTCCGGAGCCAGCTCGAACGGCGCCATCCGGATTACGGGCATGAACTTCGCGTTCTCGCCCGACAACACTTACGACTTTGATCTCAGCACCTACCGGCCGCGCAACGCCTGGTTTGGCGGGAACATCAACGCTGGCGGCTCCGGAACCTTCACCGGCGCGCTCACTTCGGGGGGCGCCATCACGGGAAATTCGGTGGCCACCAACGGCAGCGGGCCCTGGTCGGTGCAGGGTTCCTATGGAACGCTCTCGGTGGCGTCGGCGGGCAAAACGCGTTTTGGCTTTGGACCTCTGGGCCCGCAGTTCTCTTTCAATGGCGGCGCGCTCACCTACTTCGCCAACCTCGACAGCGCCGGGGTCAATGTGGTGCAGAACGCAAACACGGCCACCAAGCTGGCCACCGCCGGCACGCCCTGCTCGGGAGAATTCTCCACCGGCGTAGATCAGTATGGCAACGCGCTCTGCAATGTGCCTCTGACCATTCAATTGCAGCAGTACAGCGCCGGATGCTCGACCATCCCCGGAGTTCCCGGCTACGGGATCATGTGCTTTGACCCGACCAGCGGGTTGATGACGGACATCAACAATGGCGGCTGGACGCAGTTCGTGCATTCCAACCTGTTCAACTACAACGCCGACACAGTGGAAATGCACGACGGGACGGCCCCTCAGACGTTCAACATCTACGAGAGCTGGACCGATTCCACGGCCAACTTCACTCGCATGCGGCTGGGTTGGGACAGCGCCGCAAATTCCTTCGTGGTGGCCGCCGAGTACGGGAGTGTCAGCGGAACTGGAGAGCCGCTGTGCATCTATATGGGCTCCTATGGGGCCGGAGCCGGGTGCCGCTGGAATTTCAGCGCGGGATCGGCGAGCGTCTTCTACCCGGCGGGCAACAGCACCCAGGACGTCGGCAAAACCGCCAACCAGGTGCGCGATTTCTATCTGGGGCGGTCACTCTATCTGGGCGGAAGCGCGGGAACGTCCGGCCAGTGCCCGATTTCGGCAGGCCCGGGTGTGGCCCCGGCTTGGGGGAGCTGCAGCACCGGGTTCTCCTATCCAACTGCCGGGGCGGTACTCTCGACGGGCAGCGCATTCACCTCGGTCGCGGAGACGAACAATTACGTTCTCGTAGGCGTGAGCGGGGCCTGGACCGCGGCGGCGATCACCGGAGCGATGTTGCCGAACCCCTCGGCGTCGACGCTGGGCGGCGTGGAATCGATCACTTCGGCTTCGCACAACTGGGTGGCCTATATCGACACCAGCGGCGTGCCGCACCAGTCGCAGCCGGGCTTCGCGGACATTTCGGGGACGATCTCGGCGGGGCAGTTGCCGAATCCCTCGGCGTCGACGCTGGGCGGCGTGGAATCGATCACTTCGGCTTCGCACAACTGGGTGAGCTATATCGACACCAGCGGCGTGCCGCATCAATCACAGCCGACCCTCGCGGACGTTGCCGCGGGAGTCGCGCCCAGCGGGACTTTCGATTTCACCGGCGCCACGCCCAAGGTGCCAACCGGAACCGCGAACAGCAACAATACGAATGCGGCCTCCGAAGCCTATGTGGATACCAACTACATGGGGAATTGGCTGCAGATCGGGCCCCCGAGCAGCGTTGGCTCCAACATCACCGCTGGCGGCAGCAACGCCACGCACGGGAATATGTTCGAGTTCAACATTCCCTCGGCCATCACCACCGGGCACATCGAGGTTGATGTCACCACTGCCGACAACAGCGCCAACACGTACGACTTCTGCATTTACAGCGGCGCGGCCAGTTCGACCGTGAATCTGCTCGCGCACACGGGCGCGATCGCAGGTAGCTCGATCAACGGCGGCGCGACCGGTTATACAAATCTAGCGTGGACTTCCACGGCGACATTGGCTCCGGGACGCTATTACCTGTTTCTCTTCGGCAACGAGGCCACGCCCACGCTCACCATTGGCGGGACGACGTTCACCAGCTTTTATCACAATTCCAGTCAGGCGATTACCCCGACCGCCGGCGCGTGCTCCGCGACCTTGAGCAGCAGCGCGGACAGTCCGGGGCAGCCGACGTTCCCGTGGTTTACGTTGAATTAGGCCATATTGGGAAGGTGCCGATTCGGGAAGGGATGCGAAATAAAGATCACGAGATCATGACGGTTCCACAGGGCTGCACGGTAGGGTGATTCAAAGCCACGTAGTGGCTTATCTCAGCAAAAAGGAAAACAACACCGATGTTTCGACGAACCCTCAGTTCTTCCGCGGTGCTGGCGCTTCTGCTAGCACTATCGAGCTTCGCCCATGCCGGCCTCAGCGAGATCAGGGCCGATTTTCCGAGTCAGACGGCGGCACTCTCCGCGACGGCGATCTTCTCCGCGCCGTCGAGCAGCGCTAACTACCTGGTTTGCGCCTCACTCCAGCAATCGCCCGCCAATGCCATGACCGCAACCGTGGCCTGGACGGACGAAAACGGCAACGCCCAGAGTTTCTCTCTCGTGGACTCCCAGGCGGGATGCTCCCTGATCCGCAATGAAGCCAGCACTGCGGCGACGATCGCTGTGTCCGGTACTCCCTATCCCATTTACTCGGTGTATGTCTTCGGCTTTGGCTTTTGGCCGGGGCAACCCCAGAAGCAGGCGGGCATCACGGAAACGTTCAACTCCACCATCACCGCCGGTAACAGTTCGGGCTACATCGCGGCTGGCGATACGCTCGTCGCTGTCACCAGCGCATCCGGCAGCGGATGCACATGGTCGGTCGGCTCCTACCCCTCGAACATTACCGGCATCGGCGTCGGCATCGTCGCCACCAACGAATCCAGCAGCGCCAACGTATTCAGCAACACCAGCTCAGGGTGCAGCGAGACGGTGGTGGCCCTCAACTTCGGAACTCCGGGCACCGGCTCGGGGCCGCTCACGGATTACGAATACAACTTGATCGGCTGGACCGACGCCACGGACCCAAATTACAAGACCGTCTTCACGGCAGGGAGTTCGGGAGCTTCGATCCTCATGGGAGCAAACATTGCCGAGCAGCCAAACGGCGGAAGCGTGAGCGAAGAGCTTAACACTCCCCTCGGGGACGTGACGGCCGGTCCCGGGGGCGCCCCTGCCAGCGAGACTGTGCCCGGTTCTGTCGCTGCCAATGCCGTGTTTCAGATCCTCACCCTAAACACTCCGGGGTCGCCCTGGGGAACGGCACCAGCCTACAGCGCAGAGACGGACGTCATTCAGTTCTGACCACTGGCAACTTTCTCCCTTCAAAGGGCGCTGCTTCGGCAGCGCCCGTTTTATTGGAGCCGTCCATGATCCTTCTGCTGCAACGATCGAAGTTTGGCCCGTGGCTCTTTGGCGCGATCCTGTTGCTGTGCGCGTGCTGCGGGCACGCCCAGACGCCAATGAATGGGAGCGCGACGATCTCTGGCTTCGGCGAGTTCGACTCCGGGCCGGGCATCATTCCCCCGACTCTGTTTGGGCTGCATTTTTCGCTGACCCGTAATGTGGGATCAGGCTATACCGGGATCCCCTGGCCTAACATTTCCGGGACAAATCTGGTCTTCGGTTCGCTGCGCCTCTGGGACGCCAACACCAACTGGACGCTGATGAATCAGACAGCCGGAAACTATAATTTTGCTTCGCTCGACAGCTATCTCGCGGCTGCCAAGACCAACGGCCTCTCTGACGTCGTGCTCACGCTGAGTTCGACGCCCACGTTCATTTCGAGCGATCCCACCAACGCCAACTGCGACTATGGCTCCGCCTCGGGACTCACGTTTCAGGAAGCCAGCCCGACTACTCTGAACGGCAGTTGCGGAGCGCCTACTGATATAGCGACCAACGGGACCGGGACCGACGCGACCTGGAAAAGCTTTATCACCAACCTGGGCCAGCACATCGCCGGCCTCAGCACTACCACCTATGCCACGGTGAGCTGGTTCGAGATGTGGAACGAATTCACACGCGGCAACACCGGAAGCTGTGGTGAAGTGGAGATTCCGACCTCGTGGGAAGGGACGTGCGCCCAGCTCGTCCGCATGGCGAACGATGCCGACTGCATTCTGACCGGACGCGGCACCATCGCGGCGACGGGCGCACCCTGCACCAACCTGGCCCTGCTGCCCAACGCGTTGATGCTCACTCCGGACGCGGTGCCACAGCAGCCCGATATCGTCTCCTTCGGCACTTACATAGGAACCTTTGGCGCGCTGAGTTATGGGCTGAGCGGCTCGGAAGTGGACAGGATCGCAGTCCATGCCTATGCCTACTCCGGCCTCGGCACCACCATGCCGGATTCGAGCGCCGCATTCAGCAATACTGGCTCGAGCCTGCCGGCGCAGTGGGGCAATCTGCAGGGCGTGCTTCCGGGCAACGCTTTTGGGCTTCCGGTCTGGAGCACGGAAGGGAGCTGGGCCAGCGCCGCGAACCTGCCCGATCCCGACATGATGATGGGCTATATTGCCCGCTACTATCTGGTGGGTTGGTCTTCGGGCTTCCGGCGGCTCTACTGGTACTCCGCCAACAATTCTTACGGCCGCCTGATCTGGCAGAACGGGGAAACCGAAACTTCCGCCACGTCGCCATACGGCGCCGCCGGCACCTGCGGCACGACCGCCGGCTGCCCCGTTCTCAACTCCGCCGGCACACCGGTGGCAAACGCCTGGATCGCCGTCTACACCTGGATGGTGGGCAATGAGATGACCACCGGCTGCTCGCCCGATGCCACCGGGAACCTGTGGCAGTGTGGATTGGTCACCGGAGGATCAACGCCGGCGATCGCAGTGTGGGATTCGAGCCAGAGCTGCAATTCGGGGACCTGCACTAGCAGTGGTTTGGCAACGGCGCAGACTGTGACATTTGTGGCTGCAGTGGGTGGCACAGCTCAGGCGATCGCAGCCTCGGCGAGTTGGGTGACGGCCGGCGCCACGGTTGGAGGCTATGCCTCATTTGTCGGCTCCGGAGCGCCTTCCGGCACCTTCTTGGTGACGGGCATCACGACGACGACGACGACGAATGACACTCTCCTGCTGGCGGATCCAAAGAGCCTGATCGGGGCCGCATCGAGTGTTTCAGTGGAGGCCTTTGCCCCTCTGAATCTGGGCGTCGCACCGGGTTCCTTTGGCCATTACGAAACCTTGGATAACACCCCGACGCTGCACGCGCTCACCGGGACAGTCACCATCGGCTGGAAGCCGATCCTATTAGTGCCATGAAACGATCTCTTCTCATCCTCGCTCTCGCCCTTCTGGCGATCCCGTTTGCCCACGCCCAAGTCAGCTACTACGTGGACTGCGCGAACGGATCAAACTCCAATGCCGGCACCAGTCCGGGGACGGCATGGAAGGGCCTGCACGCCGCCAACTTGGCCGCCTTCAATGGCGGAGACTCGCTCTTCTTGAAACGCGGATGCGTCTGGAACTGGTATCTGGCGCCACTCGTCACCGCCAGCGGGAGCAGCGTCTTCACCATTGGTGCCTACGGCAATGGCGCGCCGCCCACCTTGCAAAACGAAGTGGCGGTCCCAACTTCAAGCCCTGCCACCGCCTGGGTCACAGTGAGCGGGCACACCAACGTCTACGCGATCCCGGTGTACTCCCCCAGCGAAGGCACCGGATTTTCGCCTTATCGCATCGATGCGGTGAAACTGAACGGGATCTGGGGAAACTGCGTGGGCATGAACGATGCCGCCAATGACGATCAATATTGCGGCTCGACCAGCGCCACCACGGGCGTGGCCGCGCTCACCGCGAACGGGCAGTGGTATTACGACGGGAACTACAGCCAGGGCGGCAGCTATGGCGGCGGCCGGAACTGCACCAGCCAGACCAACCCCACGGGAAACCCCAATGGGGACTGCGGCAATCTCTACGTTTACAGCTCCACTGGAGTGCCCACCAACGTCACCGTCACGCTGGACGGATCCACGAATCTGATCAAGATTGCGGGGACCAGCTACGTCACCATCGAGCATGTGCGGCTGCTGAACTACTCCTGGTACGGGATCGAGGTTTCGGGCGCATCCGACCATCTGATTTTCGACAACATTTTCGCCGACACCGAAGTGCCCTTCAACTTCCACGGGACTGGCTTCTATCTGCATCCTTCCGGGACCGCGACCAGCATTCAACTTCTGAACACGGAATCGCATCGCGGCTACTACGGCTACCAGATCGGGCTTGGCGGTACCACCATGGCCGCGAACGCGGTCACGCTCTCCAACTGCAAAGCTTATTTCAATCGCGATGCGGGGCTGGCCGACCTGACGGTCAGCGGGCTTTCCGTGGCTTATGACCACTGCCACTTCTACGGCAACGGGGTGGGATCGCCGATTCCAAACGATATCTCCATCGACCCTAACACCAGCGCATGCACCGGCGGCTCACACATTTGCACGCCCGGAGGAACGGCCGGCGCGGGCAACATCGCGCCCAACACCGACCCCAAGGTTATCTCCTGGGCGAACTACACGCCCCGCTTCACGCTGCAATATCGCGGGCCGGGCTATGCTTTTGGGTCCGATGCTGCGTTGAACCTGCAACTCTCGGCGCTGGGCAGCGCGCCGCTTTCGATTGGGATTGGGACGAACTATTCCTTCTCGGCGAGTCTGATCCCGCAATTCAACACCTGGCTGGCCGATGGCTACGACCTGAACCTGATGGGCCTGTCGGCGGCGAGCTACGCCAACAATGGCACCTTCAACGTTCTCTATACGGGGACCTGCACCACGACGGCCCTCACCGTAAACGGTCCTCCAGCCACCAGCTTCGCCATCGCCGCCTCCGGTGGCACTTGTCCCGGAGGCGACAGTTTCAGCTTCACGATCACCAGCTCCTCCACGCTCGCGCAATTGAAAGCGGCGTTGCTGGCCAATGGCAAATACACGGTGGCCTGGGTGCAGCCTTGCGGTTCCTGCGCCTGGGTGGACGGCAGCGCAATGCTGGCGCAAGACCTGGCAACCGCGAGCGGCGCCTATGTGGGCCCGGTGGGGGGCGGTTTTGTGGCGCCCGGTTATTTCGTGCTCTTGAATCCCGACCAATTTCTCAAAGACGAGACGGGGCTGTCGCAGGATTGGGTGCAAACCAATTTGACCGGGTGGGGATCCACCTGGGTGTATCTCTATCCCGGAACCCTGTTCAACCCCACCTCTCTCGGGGTAACGACAATCGAGCAGGACGTATCCGGCACGGCTGGAGGCACCTACCAGTCGCCCAACTTCGCCGGCGCTGTGGGCGCCAACACCATGCAGCTCGGGCGCGACGGCCTCTCCGGAGCCTTCGACGCGGTGGCTTCCAACGGCGTGGACGCGCAAGGGCTGACCACCTACTCGCTTTCCGGGTGGAACAATCTTTCGCCCCTGGCCTTGCAGGCGGCCATTCAGTCGGCGGTAGAGAAGGCCGCGATCTGGGGCGTCCCACAAACCCTCTACTGGCAGTCTGGCGATCTCACCAACCAGCAGCTCGCGCTGATCGTTGCGGACCTGCAGGCGAGCGGCGCCACGCTGATGACCAACAGCGCGCTGGTGAATTTTCTGACTACTTCTCCGCGGACTCAGGTGGCCTCGCTTCCCCTGTCCTCCGGCTTCTGTTCCTGCTGGGCGTGGACGCCGGAAACCGGCATCGTCAACTTGCGGCCGACTTATCTGTCACCCACGGTGGGCACGGCCAATGGCACAGTCTGCGCGTCCTATCCCGTCGACGTGAACGGCGTGACCCAGCCTCAGACCTGGAGCGCCACCAACGCAAAAACTTCCGCCGTAGTGAGCAAGACGGGATGCGACATTGGAGCGCAGGCGCTCGTTCCGTCCTTCACCGGCCTCAGACCAGGACACTGAACCGAAATCAGCGGGGCGCGCCATCCAGCGCGGCCCGCAAGCCGCAGGAGCCGACCGACTGGCTCTCGCTCGGAGGAACCGCCGCAAAGCGGTTTTCGAGAAAATGATAGAAAGCGGACTCTCTATCTGGGCGCTGGGCAATCCCGGCATCACTCCGTTTCTGGGGCAGACGCAGAGTGACAAGTCGAACGGGATCTACAGCGCTTTTTATTTTTCCTACCTGCCCAAGGAACCGACCGGGGCCATTCCCGGAATCGTCCTGGACCGGCTCAACTCGCCCGACGCCGAAGACACGATTGATCCCCGCGATGCCCTGCCCGGAGACATCATCAAAGGCCGCTTTCAGTTTGGCAGTGTGGCCTCGGACGGCCCGCAGAATCCGAACCAGCAGACCAATGGATATCTGGCGGCCGCCGCTTTGTCGCGCGCCCTTCGGCGGCAACTCACCGGCCTCGCCACGGGCAAAGCGGTGCTGCCCGACATCAAGGGAAATCCGGCCATCGAGATCTCGAACGTTTACGGCTGGGACGAGTTCGACGCCCACTACGAGCTGGGCGGCTACGGCTACCTCATGCGCCGCATCCTGCAAGTCACCATCGAGTTTCAGGAACTCACCTAGCTTTTTCCCGAAAAACCGCGTGGCATTCGATCTTCGAGCCAGAGCAATCAGGCTCCTGCGGCGCGCTGCGCGGGCTGGGCCGCCCGCTCCGCTTTTCGGCTGCGGATCGATTGCAAATTCGATTCCCACATTCTCTACCACGGAGAAAATCCATGAAGATACGACACGTCGTGCTATTAGGGGCGCTCCTGACGAGCGCTTTTTGTTTTGCACAAAGCGAGAAGCTGCAAACGCGCAGCGGGATCTCACGCCATTATTCCGGCCACCGAGGAACCGCGGAAGATCTAAGCACGATTCGCATTCGCGCCGTGCGCGTCCATCACCTGCCGCACTGGCTGCCCTTCAACCAGAAGTGGCTGTCGGTTCCGATGCAGGTGAACATGCACATCGTGGGACGCCATTCGAACGGCCGGATCTTCGCCGATCGCTGGATTCACAACCTGCGCACGACGGGCGGAGCGGACTGGCAGGCCCTCGCCATGGCCAGCACTTCTACGCCGCCGGCGACGGTGAACTATATCGCGCTCAGCAACAATTCCACTCCGCCCGCCGCCGGCGACTGCGCCGCCGGGTCCAGCACTTGCACTCTGACCGGCGAGATCGCCACCAACGGATTGAACCGGCATCAGGGAACCTTCGCGCACACCAACAGCACGGCCACCTGGACCCTGGCGTGGACCTGGACGGCGACAGGGACGCAATCGGTGCAGGAGGCGGGCATGTTCAACGCTTCCAGTTCCGGGACAATGGTGTTTGAAGCTTCCTTCTCGCAGGTGAATTTGGTCAACACCGACACTCTGACGGTGACCTGGACAGTTTCGTATTAGGAGCAAGTTATGAGGACCTCCGGACCGCAAAACGTGAACCTGCAGGAACGCTGGATGGTGGCCTGGCTGGATCACGGCTGCGTTCCTCTGGGGCTCTTCGGCAGCGATTTCGGTTTCGTGGATCAGCAAATGATTTTCCTGCGCCACGAACACAAACGCTGGGAGCGGCAGCAGGCGATGGCGGATTATCCCGTGCTCCATCATGTGCGGGTCGCGCTGAGAACCGCCAAAGGCTACCGGATGGCGCGATGGGAGAAAGTTGCGCTGCTGGCCGACTTGCTGTTGTGGGGCTATCCCCAGAGCATCGCCATTGCCACGGCAGGCGTCGACCCCCAAACCGCCTACAGCTTTCGGGACCGCATGATTCATGTGGGATTGTTGGGCGAGCACTGCTCTTGCGGGCGGCCATTCAGAAACCACTATGGCGTGTGCCGAGGCAGCGCCATGAGCGCGCGCAACGGCCTAGCCGTGAGCGATGGAGAAAAGCGGGCATTCCTTTCCGCTCTCGAAGGCGCCGTGCGGGACGCGAGAGGCCGCATCAACCGGCGCGAGTTAGCGAAGCGCCTGGGCGTAACCGAAAACCGGGTGAGGCATCTGCAACGGCGGACGCGGGGGACATCATGCTCAAGCGCTTCTTCCTCCTTGGCTGCCTGATCGTGCCGGCGTGGGCTGGGACCCCCCACTCCGTCAATCTCAACGAGAACCTGGTCACCAATGATGGCGGCCTGCAACTGCTTTCCGCGGGATACGCCCCCAACGAATTTGCCTGCACCGCGGACGCGATCACAACCCAAGGACTGCCAAACCTCAGCCTGAACGAAGGCCCTTCGGTGCTGGTGAACACGGTGGCCGGGCAGCAGAACCAGGCGGGGAACTGGTACCGGGTCTATCGCGCCACCAGCATCTCAGGCCCCTTCACCCTCATCGCGGATTGCATTTACCTGGGCAACTATCTCGATGCCACGGTGCAGAGCGGCGTCACGTACTACTACCAGGTGACGGCGATGCAGTGGGGCGTGGAAAGCGCTCCTTTCGATCAGGCCACGGTAACTGTGCCGGTGTTCGACACGCTGATCGCATTCCGCGGCCGCAACGCGACGATATCGACTTCCCTGACCACTTCCGACGCCGCGACAAGAGTCCACGGCTATAACCCGTCCTCAAGCGAGAGCCTGACCACTTCTGACGCGCTGGGCCGGCAAGTGGGCTGGAAGCAGGGTTTGAGCGAAACGCTGAGCACGAGCGCCGCGCTCTCGGCGGTGGATCCGGCGAACGCCTCCGCCAGCCTCACCGAGGATCTGACCACTTCGGATGCGGCGGCATCGTCGCAGATCCTGACGCGCAGCCTGACCGAGAATCTTTCCACCTTTGCCGCGCTGGGCGATGTGATCGGGCCGGCGCTGCCGCCATCGGCTCCGTTCCCCACCTTGAACTGGCTCGACGATCAGGGGATGGCGGCGCTGGGGAGTTGCCCCTTCACGCTGAAAGTGATTGGCGGCAACTTTACCCCGCAGAGCGTGGTGAGCTGGAACGGGGGTACGCGCCAAACCACCTATGTGAGTTCCCAGATTCTGCAGGTTGGGATCACCAGCGCAGACCTGTCTGTGGGCGGGAATTTCCCTCTCACGGTGACCAATGCACCCGGCACTGTTGGCGGCGGCAAAACGTTTTCCGTGGTGGCTGGGGCACCCACTGTCACCGGCACCTACGTTCTTGGCGCCACCCTCGTCCTCGACGGGACCAATTTCGTGCCACGCAACACGGTTGTGCTGTGGAACGGAACGGCGCTGGCCACGAACTGGTTTTCTGCCACCCGAGTGCAGGCGTTTCTGCCCGCCGGCGTGCGGGCGATCGGCAGCAACGCTGTGACCGTGACCAATAGCGGCTGTCCGGCGAATTGAGGTTGGATCATGGCGAATCCTGTCTGGTACACCGGCCGCGGCACAGTGCTTTCCTACTCGCTGGACGGCCAGACCTGGGTCGCTCTGCCGCAGCTCCAGCAGTTCGAGCCCAGCGGCTCGAAGCAGACCATGGTGGATCAGACCAACCTGCAAACTCAGGGCAACTTTACCCAGCCTCAGGCGGTCCAGGTGGATGCCGGGGAGGTTAGCTTCGCAGGCGTGTATGGTGGCCAGATTCAGCAGCTCCTCCTGGGCCAGTACCACGGCGCGTTGACACTGCTCTACTGGCAGGCGCAGCTCGTCGATGGCACGTTCTACACCTTCCAGGCCTTCGTGAGCGAGTTCAAACCTTACAGCGTGAAGTGGAACAAGACCTACGGATTCAGCGGCAAATTGCGGATCGTGGGCGGCATGGAAAGCCCGCTCTCGGCCTTCCAGCCCAACGCATTCGACCCCAACGCCTTCCAGGTGGTTTTGATCTAGGAGCTGCCTGATCCGTCACGGTGGCTAGTTTTCTAGCTTTCTAGCCCACGAATTTCCCCACAAGTTCACAGCGCGGGCCGCCCGCTTTTCAGCGGCGTGCGCGAGCCACAGGAGCCGAACCGCGCTCCCCTGGCCGGAAATGCCAAGCGGTTCAAACCAAACCAAGGAGAACACCCATGCCAGCAAACCCGGTTTCGTATCCCGGTCGTGGTACCACGATCGGATTCTCAGTTCTTCCTCTCGCCAGCCCTGCGGTCTATGTAGCCATGCCGCAACTGGAAAAGTTCGATCGCTCTGGATCGAAAACCGAAACTGACGATGTGACCTGTCTCGACACTCCGGGCAACAATAAAACGCCCGCGCCCGTCGTGGTGGATAACGGGAAATACACCGCCGAAGGCGTGTATGACCCGCAGAATCCCAACATCGTCGTGATGCAGGGCTACCAGCAGAACATGACGCAGCTCGGCTACCAGATCGTGCTGGTGGACGGCACGACCCTCACCGGTTTGTGCTACGTGACTCAATTCGAGGCCCCCAAAATCGACCGCTACAAGCGCAACCGATTCAGCTTCGAGATCGACATCTTCGGCGTCGAAGTGTTGGTCCCGCAGGGCGGCTCTGGCATCAACGAGTAGGGCTGTCCGGTTTGGTTCCATGGGCGCGGGGCGGACGCTTGTCCGCCCCCGTCTCCTGCTACCATCCCCACCAGAGGCTCCAACCATGAGAAAAACTTTGCTCAACCTGTTCGCCGTGCTGCTGCTGCCGCATGCTCTGGCCTTTGGCCAGGCCTCGGCTACGGAGCCGTCGAATCACAAGACCATCAAAGTGCCGGTCCCGGCCGGCGATCACAACCCGGAAGTGGCGGCGCTACAGAAAAACGATGCGACCCCGCCCGACTTCACCCTGACCGAACTGCAGCACGCCAAGCTCGATGCCGCCCGGCGCGACATCTGGCACTGGCAGGACAATCTCAACCGGTCGCTGAACGAGTTCGGCGCCCTGTGCCAGGAAGCGGGCAAAGAAAACAAGTGGCCGCCCATCACCTGTAATTGGGACACGCTACTGGTGACACCGCAACCCAAGCCCCCAGGTCCGCCCGCTGGAAATCCAGCCCCGGCTGTCAACCCGGCGCCGCCCGCGGCAAAAGAAAATTCTCCGCCGGCCGCGACCTCGCCTCCAAAAAAATAACTGGAGTAATGCCATGAACGCACATCTGCAGCAGGCCCTCACCGGTGCGCCGGTGACGGTGAATCTCGGCGGTAAAGAATACCCTCTCGCCTTTCCGATTGAGGGAGTGATCCTCTATCAAGAGGAGACGGCCACGCTCGATCGGTCGCGCGCCAAAGGACGCGACCGGCTGACCCGCGCCCTCAAAGACGGCCTGCGGGCGGAGCGTCTGCAGCTCCTCCAATCAGCGGAAAAGCTGCGTCCCCCCAAGGGCACGAAGAAGTGGGCGGACGACAATCTGGCGCGCTTCGGAGATCTCCAGGACGAGGCGAACACGCTGAAAGTGCGGCTCGATGAAGATGCCGGCACCGGGGACAGCCTGTACGATTTGTACAATTGGCGCAAGATCAGTCCGCAGGGCGATCCTCAGCGCATGATTCTGGCCCTGTGGGTGGGACTGCACGTCTTCCAGAAATCGAAAACCGCCGGCGAGGATGATGACTATGTGGAAACTCTCACCCGCCGGCAATTGGCCAAGTTCGTCCACCTGGGGAATGGCAACGCACTGGTGGGGGCGGTGTCGAAGGCTCTGGCCTCCTATCTAGTCGATGAGACGGACGAGGGCGATGACGATGAGGAAGAAGAAAGCCCAAACCCGCAGCCGCCGGAAAAGCAGCCGGCGGTGATTCAGGCCCGGCCGGAACGGGGCTCACAGCCCCCGGAGGGGATGGAGGAACGCCGGCAGACGACGGGGGAACGCGCCAGCTAGAGCTGCGCGATCCTCCCGACATCCGCCAGCTTTGGCGAATCGCGCGCGTGCGCCTCGGCATGAGCGACGGGGAATTCCTCAAGATCAGCCCGGCAGCGCTGAACCTGCTGATGCGCGAGCTGCGCTCTGTCGATCGCAACCTGCTGCTCGGCCCCGCCATGATTTGCGCCGAACTGTGGAACTCCGCCGGCATGCACATCGACCGCGAAAAAATGGATGGAGTGTGCGCCCTCGACTTTCTACCGGAACTTCCGGAAGAGACGGCGCGCCGCGAAGCCGAAGAAGAAGCGGCGCGGAACGCTCCCATCGATCCCACGGCCTTTGCCGCCTTCAAAGCGGGACTGCTGTCGATCGGGAAAAAGAAGCAGTAGCGGGAGGCCTGAGCGTGAGCCAACCCATTTACGTGTTCGGACTCTCGGCTCTCGCTACCGCGGGCCTTGCCGTGATGTGGGCGATTTTCTGGCGGGCGGCCGCCAAGCAGGGCGAGAGCATCCGCGGAATTCTGCTCAGTCCGGCGTTTTTTCGCACGGTCACGGTGATGGGCGTCATTGCGGCCACAGTCGTGTTGAGTCTCGCCGGAGAGTTGGGCGGCAACATGCCGGGAGCCATCTTGAGCGGGATCGCGGGCTACGTGCTCGGACAAGGCGGGCAGCGGAGTGAATAGGCAACGACTCCTGGGTCGCGCTGGAATATTTTTTATTCCAACTCGACTCGAACCTTTTCCGTGCGAGAAAGCACAATTTTTGTTCCAGTCGGCTCACTGACTCGTTTGGCTCTCCCGGTTTTCTCCGTGCCTCTGCTCTGGGGCGAGATCCGCCGCGACTTGATCTCGTCCTCAGCTTCTTCTGCCGTCATCCAGAACGTGCTTCTCATATCGCGCATTCTAAAACCGGCGCTGGACGGCTGGCCACTGGCAACTGGAGCACTGACCCATGTTGATCATCGCCGATATCGAAGGCATTCCCGCGGTCGCCGCGCGCCTGGACAAGATGCAGCAGGCGCTGGCCGGGCCCATGGTCCGCAAGGCTCTTGAAGAGGGTGGCGAGATCCTGCGGGCGCAGGCGGAAGAGAACGTCCACAAACTAACCGGCACGCTGGCCGCCGACATCGACGTGAAAGTAGGGATTTTCAAGGAGAGCCTGGTGAGCTATGCGGTGATTGGGCCGGGGTGGGATCCGACTTCGTTCCGCCGGGTGACCAACCGCAGCGCCCGCAACCGGGACGCGGCGCCCGAGCCTGACCAGACCACCAACCCCGGCGTGTATGGTTACTTCCTCGAAGTGGGCCATCGCGCGCCCGGCCTGGGACTGGCCCACAATGCGGAGTATCAGCGCGCCGCCCGTTTCTCGCGCAAGCAGGGCAAGATGTTGAACACCTACACCAACCCGTCCTCGCGCGATTACGGCCACCTGAGCACGCCGCCTTATCCGTGGCTGCTGCCGGCGGCCGAGGAAAAAGGCGAAGCCGCGATGGAGCAAGTGGGTTTCAGCCTGGGCAAGAGTCTGGAAGCCAGCGAAGGGCATTAGTTTGGAAAACCGCTTGGGGCCGCTGCCCTCGCTGGCAGCACTCAGGCCTCTTGGCGCGCCCGCGCCGCTGTCCGGCGTCACGGGCTTCGAACGATCCCCGAATGGTGCGCGTCCCTGTATAGTTCCCGGAAATCGCGCACGGCTTTTGCGGCGGCTTCCTCATCCTTCAACGCGCTGACTACAGTCTGTATCGCGCATTGTGCCAAACGATGCAGCCAAAGCTTGTCGTCACTGGTTAGCGTCATGATTCCGAAATTCTAGAACTGGCCACTGGAAACTGGCCACTGGAAACTGAACCTATGCCGACCATGAACGTCGCACAATTCGCCATCAAGCTGGGGCTTGATCCCTCGTCGATTCCCGCCGACCTGCAGAAGGTGGTGGTGAATCTGACGTCGGCGCAGCGGCGTCTGGCGAAGGACCGGAAAGCGCTCGAAGCGGAAATGATGGAGTCCGCGCGGGAATCGGCGGAGCGCACCGTGGCCGATCGCAAGTGGGCGGACGATGCCATCCTGCAGCACGCCACCGCAACCGCCGCCAAACGCAAAGCGCTGGAAAAGGAGATCCTCGAGGCCACGCGCGCCCACGACCGCGGGGCGGGGACGAGCACTGCGCAAGCGGCCGATCGCGAGACGCTTTCCGCATCGCCGCAGGCCGCCAGGCGCGCCCTGGTGGAAGAGCAGATCATGGAGGCCACCAACCTCTACGCCACCGAAGAACTTGCCAAACGCGAGCAGGTAGAGGAAGAGAAGGCCGTGGCGGTTGCCCGGTCCGCCGCACAACGCAAGCTCCTGGAAGCGAAGATCATGGAGGCCACCAGCCTCTACGCCTCCGAAGAACTGGCCAAACGCGAGTGGGTGGAAGAAGAGAAGGTCCTGGCCGCGCAGAAATCCGCCGAGGCGCGGATGCTTCTGGAAGCCAAGGTCATGGAAGCGACGACCCTCCATGCCGAGCAGACGATCGCCAACGAAAGATGGGCGGCGGAGGCGAGGGTCGCTATCAACCGCAAGGCCGATATCCAGCGCTCCGAGAACACGATGGCGGAGACGAAGAGAGGCTTCGCCGGCATGATGCTGGCCAGCAACGCCATGGGTGCCGGAGTGCCGTGGCCCCTAGCCCGCGTGCTGAGCCAGCAATTCCCGATCATCAGCAAGATCACTGGAGCGTTGCTGGGATTTACCGCCGTGGGAGTCGGGATCAGAGTCGTTGTCGACATCTTCGAGCGCCTCGGCCAGAAGATGCAGGAGGCCAAGCAGAAGGAGCTGGAATACCAGGAGGCGGTGCAGAAAACCAAGATGGTGATTGGCGAAGCCGACGCCGCCAGCGAGATGCGCTTCGACAAGGCCGTGGCCCGATCCATGCGCGCCAAAGGAGACAAGAACGCCGCCGCCTTCGACGAAGGTCTGGTGAGCCAGTCCGAGGGCGTAGGGGCGATGGCGCGCGAAGTGGACAAGCTGGTGGAAGCCGAACTGAAGGAGGCGCGCGCCAAAGCCGCCCAGATGCAAGTGTGGGCGGCAGCGGGACGCGTGATGCACGAAGTCTTCAGCTTCGATTCCACGCTGAAGGTCGAAGCCATCAACGACCAGATGCAGAAATTGGGGGAGGAGTTCAGCCTGCGTTCGGTCGAGGATCAGATTAACCACACCGCGACGGCCTCCGAACTGCTGACCCAGAAAGCCAAGGAAGCCCACGAAGCGGTGACCGCGCTCGAAACCCAGCGCGACAAGATGGCGAAGATGGACACCGTGGAAAAGGCGGGATTGCCCATCTCCGTGCGGAAGTACATCTCTCAGGAAGAGATCGACGCTGCCAAGACCTACGCCGCGCTTCTCGACAGGATCACGGCCTCGGAAGCGAAGAGGCAAAAAGCCACCGCTGCGGAGAAACAGGCTGACATCGACGAGGCGAACAAGGCCAAGGCCAAGGACATCGCGGAAACGCGCGCCCGCGAAGTGCGCGAGGAGATCGCATCCATTGAACGGCTGATGGCGACGTCGAGCGCGGCCGCCGGCGCCGAGGAATTGTTGGCCTCTGCCACCGACAAAGGCACAGCGGCCAGCATTCAGAACGCGGCTGCAGCCGAGGCGCAAAAGAGAATTCTCGACGCGATCGCCGAATCGCGCAGCAAGCTCGATCCCAGCGGGCGCCCCATCGGGGACGACAAAGGCGTGCAAGCGAAGCTTGCGGAATATGCCGTCGAGGAGCGCAAGAACGCGCTCACTGAACAAACCGCCAAAGCGACCGGCGAACTCAACAAGCAGATCGCGGAACTGAATACGCGCACCGATGAGCACGTCTCCTCGCTGAATGAGGAAGCCTCGGGCCACAACAAAGTGTCGATCGAGCAGGCCAAGAATCTCGAACGGCTCATCCCGCTGGAGCAAAGGCTGCAGGGACTGAAAGACCTCTATGCCAGCCTGCCGGCGGCGGACAAAGTTGCCCCCGTCGTTGGGCCTCCGACAGTGGGGCAGGCATTCGCGCAAAAGACTGCTGGCGATATCGCCCACACCGGGTCTGGGCTTGACGCATTGCGCGGCAAAATCGGCGGCGAGAACGCGCAGATTCAGGCGGCCGCCTTCGCCGAGGAACTAAAGAAGGTCAAAGAACGGACGGCGGAGATCGCCGGGGCCGGAGTGTCGCCGTGGGCGAAGATCAATGCCGAAGTCGCGGCCGCGACCGAACGCATGCGCGGCCTGGGGCAAAGCGAGACAGAAGTTGCGGATCAGGCTAAGCAGTTGCGCGCCGCGCTCTCCGGAGAGCAGCACTCGAAAATCGGCGCCGAGTTCGACAAGCTCACGGAGAAGGCCCGCGAGACGCGCGTCGAGCTGGGCGCATTGGCTTCGGGATCTCCGTTCGCCAAATCGATTGCGGAAGCGGAGAAACTTGGGCACGAAATGGGGATGACCGCGTTCGAGATCTCCCTGGTCCGGCAACGGCTGATCGAACTGCAGGCCATGCAGAATGCCAGCAAAGCCTGGGAAGGCGCGGACGCGCTGAGCGCCAGCGGCTCCAAGATGTATGAGTTGCAGCAGCAGATGGCGACTCTGCGCTCGGCCGCGACTACCGGGAAAGTCCGCGACGACAGCGGAGCCGAAAGCACGCTTTCCGCCGACGCACTGGCCGCGGTACACCTCCGGATGCAGGAACTGACGGAGGAAGAGGACAAGCTCCTGCTCAAGACAGGCGGGATCAATGACGGGTTTCAAGCGTGGCTTCATTCCCTCGACATGGTGGAGAGCGAGGGGACGACGGTCTTCAACGCGCTCACCCAAGCCACCAAAGGCTTTGAGTCCACGGCCGCCGATTCGCTGGTGAAGATTCTGGAAACACACGCCGGCCAGCACCAGAAGTTGATCCACCAACTGCGCCAGATGTGGGAAAGCTTCTTTGCAGGGCTGGCGAAGATGGCGATCCAGCGCGGCCTACAAGGGCTGTTAGCGCCCATCGCCGGGGCAATCGCCAAGAAACCTCAGAGCGCTGCCGGCACGGTGGACCTGGGCGCGGGAAGCGCCGAGCAATTCGCCAAAGGGCCGGGGGCGCTGTTCTCGGGATTAGGAAAAGCCGGGGGTGCCGGAGTCGCTGCGCTGCCCGCCAACACGACCGCAATCACCGCGAACACAACCGCGCTGGGAGCGAACACCGCGGCGCTGGGCACGAAGGCCGGCACCAGCGCCATCCCGATCCCCGGAGCCACGCCGGGGAATGCGGCGGGAACTGACTCCTGGTCTGGCGGGTCAACCTGGGTTGGCGAGCAAGGGCCGGAAGTGGTGAACCTGCCGCGTGGATCCCAAGTCATTCCGAACGATGCGCTGCAGGCGAACAGCGGCGGAGATAGCTACGTCCACAATGATTTCCGGGGCGCGGTGGTGACTGACGATCTGATGCGGAAGTCGGATGCCGTAAAAATGAGCCAACTGTCCGAGGACCGGGCTTACTCGCGGGCGGTGACGGCCAGCAAAGAGATCGCGCTGCGAAGCCGGCCCAGCCGCTAGGCGCTGCCCTCGGCGGCTTTGGCCCGCGAGACTTCCCACATGGCGCGCAGCAATTGCTCCGCGTCCGGCTTGGCCAGGACAGCCCGCAGCGGGGGAAAGCGGTCGATCATGTCGGTTTGAAAAGATGCACGCCAGACCTCGTAATTCTCGCCCTCGGCCAGCCTTTGGCGAATGTTGGGGAGCCAGCGCGAGTCGGCTTGCATGATCGCCGATACCAGCACTTCCGCGACTTGAGTCATTTCGTCCCGGTTCACGGCTCCTCCAGGATGAAGATGTGGGGCGCGAACTCGCCCGCCCAGGCGGGCAGAATCAGCATACCTTCCGGGGTCACGCGTTCCACCAGAAAGTAATTTCCCGGCACGTCGGGCATGTGGGCAAAGCGCACGCGTTTGCCGGCGAACTGAGCTGTGAGCGCGGCGATGTCGGCGGTCATAGGTCAGTGGCCAGTGGAGCACGGTCGCGTACCGCGGGCGAAGTGTGCATGAGAACGATGCCCTCAAATGCTCCATCGCTCGAAACCTGCCACACATAAGTCATCGTGGCGGGATCGTACCCTTCATGAACGGCGATGATTCCCGCGATCTGGTCGGCATCGAAGCTGATTCGCATTGAACTCCTTCACTGGCCACTGCCGTTATCCGGTGATGCACGCAAAAAGCGGCTGCGGCTGCCCCGGCTCGCGCGAGTGACAGAGCAACAATGCCAGCGTGATCTCATCCGCGCTGGCCTCGCGGTCTGGATCCGTCGAGCGCAGAGTGGGGAGTTCGGCGAGTTGCTGTGCTTCTCCGATTAGCTTCATCGGAGCCTCGCCAGCCGGAGAAAGCGGCACGCGGCCGCCTCGTCGAGGCTGGTCAGCATCGTGATGTCCTGACCGTCTTTCACCAACAGACCATGCTGTGGATCATTCTTCGCAGGGATGCGGTAAGAGCGCCTATCGGCTTCGACGTCTTCGAGCACGCGATGCATGAGGCGCATGAGATCGCGGCGTTGGAGATCGGTTAGGGCAAACTTGAACGGGCGGCGGACTCTGGCTCTGGCTCTAGTGGCTGGCATCGGGCTTCCCTCGTTTTCCTCGGCAAACTCCGGAGGGCACTTCGCTGCGGAGGGATTCATGTTTTTCCTTGGCGTGGGCCACGGCCAGCTCGATGCAACTGGTGAGCAGCCGGGGCCGGACGCCCTTGGATTTGAGATCGAAGAAGCGATCGCCACAGGCGGAGCATTCCACCCCGCACCTGCCATCGGCCTCTTTGACCATGTTGAACGTGATCTTTTCTGGTTTTGAACCGCTTGCGGTTGCGCGGCGAACATTGTGGATGGTCATCGATTCGTGCAAGCCCGTCTTACAGGCTTCGCCCTCTTTGGCACCGCACTTCTGGCAGGGCACGCTGAGCGCGTCAGGCATGGTTTCAGCTTTCACGATTTCCTCCGGGAGAGAGCCTTTTCGCGGCGGGCCGATTCGGCGGCGATCTCCATGGTGCGATGCAATACCGCATCCCAGGTGATGAAGTGAGTCTGGCGTTCGCGCTTAGCACGAAATTCCAAACCCAGAGGACGCATCTCGACCGACCATTGACGACGGTCGAAGGTGAGGGGAAGTTCGCGGCGGATGGGAGTTTTCAGTAGAGTCATCGCGCCTCCGCGTCATATTTGCCGTTCCAGTCGTGGCCGGCGCGCCCGACCCCGAGTTCTTTATAGGCATCGCCTTCGGTGCAGACTCCGCCCATGCCTTGCAGGCCGCCGAACATCGCGATCTCGCGCATGGTGGCCGACTCGCGCCCATATCTTCGAAAAAGCAGAGCGCCCAGCAGGCGATGCGCTCCGCAGAAATCGTGGGCGTTGCGGTCTTCCGCATCGTGATCGCAAAGCTGGACAAGCTCCTCCAGGGTCGCGTCCAGACCCCCGCGGCTGAGAACTTTGGCGTCACCGTAGACTTTGCCGTCATAGCTCAGGTAAGGGATCGCTTCGCCTGTCTTGGCGTCGCAAAAGTTGTCGGCGTCCAGAAGCCGGTAGATTTCATGCTTCATGCTGCCTCCGCAAAATCAAACACAGCCTGCTCCACGCCATCGTCCATGACCACGACGGTCTTGGCCAGACAGAGCAAACCGTTGACGGTGTAGTTGCAGGGCTTGTGCTTCGCCGGGTCAAAGGCGCCCTCAGCTCCGGTAAAGCGGCCGATGCAAAGCTGCGCCGCCGTCGCGGGAGTGGCGCCGCGCTCTTTGTATTGCCGGAAGTCGCCGATGGCCTGAATGTGCCCGCAACTTGGGCACACAAATTTCCAGTCGGAGGGATTCTTCCCGAAGCGACGTTCGCCCTCGGCCAGCCAATCGGCGTGCGTGATCTTGTTCCATCCCTCGCCGTCGAAGCGGCAGCGGGAGAAATCGAGCAGGTTGAACGTCTGGCCGCCGCGGAAGCTGGCCTCCTGCGGAATCACGCTGACTGTCCGATCTTTTTTTTCAGGTTGCGTCATAGCAAGTTCTTGTCCGGCTCGATGCCGCGTTTTTTCGCTTCCTCCAGGATCCACTCGCAACGCGCGAGGTTGATGGGCGGTCCGGTCAGCAGGCCGTACTGGTAGCAGCTATCCACAGCCAGACAAAAGTAAGCGGCATCGGCAGCTTCTTGCCACTCGGCCTGAGTCTCAGGATCGCGGGCCATCGAGATCAGACTCTACGCCAAAGCCAGCGGGTGGCGTCAAGCGATCTGAGCCGATCTAGCAAAAAAGATTTGTGCAAAAGCCCAGAACGGGAATGAGCCCAAACGTAATCAAGCGGGACGCGCCGGACAGCGCGGCCCGCAAGCCGCAGGAGCCAAACGGCTTTCGCCCGGAGGAACCGCGCTCCAGCGGTTTTCAAGATAATGATCACTTACCCTCTCAACATTCCCGGTCCGGGCGGCGCCGGTCCCGGCATCGTCTTTCCGGGCACGGACATTCTGGTCCCGTCGACGCCCGGGCCGGCCAAAGCAAACCTGAAAAAGTTCGATCCCATCGCCGAGGTCATTGGGCCTTTCGACGGCAGCGCGCAGCAGCAGCAGTATCAGAACAATTGGTGGGAGCTGGATCTGGAATGGCCAGAGATGACGTGGGCGCAGTTTGCCCCGCTCGACGCCTTCGCCGGCGCGTTGAAAGGCAAGCTGGGTTCCTTCGTCTGGGGACCGCCGCTGGCGACCGGTCCGCAGGGGATGGGACTTCTCGCCGGCGTTCCAGTGGCGACCGGGGCCGATGCCGCGGGAAGCAATCAGTTGCACACCAGCGCGTGGCTGCCCACGCAATCGGGCATCCTGCTGCCGGGAGACTTCCTTGGCATCCCGCCGAATGCCCTAGTCATCGCGGAGCTGCAAAGCACGCTGATCAGCGGTATCTACTACATCGCCATCGCGGGCAACGGCGTCGTTCCTCCGTGGCTCACCTTCGGCGCGAACGTGTGGCTGGCCGGGACCGGATTGGTTGATGGAGGCCCCTACCAGGTCATCACCAGCCCTATCGTTGTGGGCTCAGTGGGTTGGAACATCACGCTGCAGTCCGCTTCCGCGCTCGCTCAGGGCACTTCGACGACGGGGACGATGGGCGAGGCGCCGGGCGCCAGCGCCGTGTTTCCGCGGCTGTATCAGTACGTGAATCCGCTTCCGCTTTTTAGCGACGGAGGCGGCAATGCCACGCTGGATATTTTTCCCAACCTGCGCGAAGCGCCGATCCCGGGCACGCCGCTGGTGCTGATCAATCCCACGGGAACCTTCCGTCTCGCGGAAAACCGCCGCGAGGCGGCCGCCATGAAAA